CTAACATTGCAAATGCGTCATTAACAAATAGCGCAGTCACAATCAACGGGTCGCCTGTAAGTTTAGGTGGGTCAATTACAGTTACTGCCACAGCCACAAATGCTTTGACCATTGGCACTGGACTTATTGGAACTTCCTACAACGGTTCTTCTGCTGTCACTATTGGCATTGACTCAACTGTTGCTACGCTAACTGGTACTCAGACGCTGACCAACAAGACGATCAGTGGCTCAAACAATACCCTGACAAACATTGCCAACGCAAGCCTAACCAACTCATCGGTAACTGTTGGTACTACGGCAATTGCTTTGGGTGCATCAAGTCTTACCTTGGGCGGATTGACTTCTGTTGCCGTGACGCAAGACCCAACGTCTGCGCTTGAATTAGCAACTAAGCAGTATGTAGATTCTGTGGCTCAAGGGTTAGACCCCAAGGCATCTTGCGTGGCGGCAACGACGACAAACATTACATTGTCTGGAACGCAGACGATTGATGGTGTGGCGTTGATTGCGGGAGATAGGTGCTTGGTTAAAGACCAGACACTGAGTCAGAACAATGGAATTTATTTGGTTGCGGCGGGTGCATGGACTCGTGCAACGGATATGGACACATGGGCGGAGGTGCCGGGGGCGTTCACCTTCATCGAACAAGGAACCACTTGGGCTGACACAGGTTGGGTATGTACTTCCAACGCTGGCGGTACTTTAGGCACAACCCCTATCACTTGGGTTCAGTTTGCGGGTGTAGGCTCATACACCGCAGGTACGGGATTGACTCTTACGGGGACGCAGTTCAGCATCACCAATACGGCTGTAACGGCGGCTTCATATGGCTCTGCCACACAGGTGGGTACGTTCACGGTCAATGCTCAAGGTCAGTTGACCCTAGCAAGCAACATCACGGTCACTCCAGCGGTCGGAAGCATTACTGGACTGGGTACAGGTGTGGCGACTGCCTTGGCGGTCAACGTAGGCTCTGCTGGCGCCTTTGTGACGTTCAATGGTGCATTGGGTACACCAAGCTCAGGAACGTTAACAAATGCTACGGGATTGCCAATTAGCACTGGAGTATCTGGCCTTGGAACTGGCGTTGCAACGGCTTTAGGTGTTGCTGTTGGCTCTGCTGGTTCTGTTTTGGTCAACGGTGGAGTTTTAGGAACACCTAGCAGTGGTACAGTTACAAACCTAACAGGTACTGCATCGATCAACATTAACGGTACTGTTGGTGCTACAACGCCTACGACAGGCGCATTTACTACTGTAGCCGCAACAACAGTAACCGCAACAACTGGCATCTTCGGAGGAACTTTTTAATGTCTCAAGCAGGCTACACCCCAATATCTCTCTACTACAGCACCACTGCGGCGGCTGTGCCTCTGGCGGCAAATCTTGCGCAAGGTGAATTAGCAATCAACATTGTTGACGGCAAACTTTATTACGAAAACAATTCTGGTGTTGTGACGTTGCTGGCTTCAGCCGCAGGCGCTTCTGGCGATGTGGTTGGCCCAGCCTCTGCCACTGACAATGCTCTGGCACGTTTTGACCTCACCACAGGTAAACTAATTCAGAACTCTGTTGGCATCTTGAGCGATGCTGGCATTTTGACTGGCTTGACTGGCCTGACTTCGTCTGGCTCCATTACGCTCTCTAGCCTGACCTCTGGTCGCGTTCCTTACGCATCAACTGGTGGCTTGCTAACTGACTCTGCTAACTTGTTGTACTCTGGTACTGACCTGACTGTTTATGGTCTAACTGTTGGTCGTGGTACGGGTGCTGTATCTAGCAATACTGCGGTGGGTGCTAATGCTTTGGCGGCAAATACGAGTGGTGCTGAAAATGCCGCTTTAGGAAATGGCGCTCTCAGGGTAGTAACAACAGGCGGTGCTAATACTGGCGTTGGTAATGCAGTCTTGTACAACAACACTACTGGTGCAGGTAACACAGCACTTGGCAATTCAGCCTTGTTTTCCAACACCACAGCCAGCAACAATACTGCGGTAGGTTATCAGGCGGGATATACAAATACGACATCAAGTTCACAGACATTTGTTGGCTACCAAGCAGGATATTTAGCAACAGGTGCCGCAAATACATTTGTTGGTAAAAGCGCAGGTAATGCTGTTTCAACTGGCTCTTTTAACACAATGCTTGGTTATGCGGCTGGTAATGTACTGACAACAGGTGCATCTAATACATTTATTGGGTCAGGCACTACCAGTGCGGGCGAGGTAATGACCACAGGTTCTAAAAATGTCATCATCGGTGGCTACTCAGGAAACTTAGGTGGCCTAGACATTCGCACTGCCAGCAACTACATCGTGCTGTCTGATGGTGATGGCAACCCACGACTAGCAATTAACACTTCTGGTGCATACGGACTAAACGGTGCTAACTACGGCACAAACGGTCAGGTGCTGACCTCTGGCGGTTCTGCGGCGGCTCCAACATGGACAACAGTAAGTGGTGGTGGAACGCCCGGCGGTTCAACTACGCAAGTTCAGTACAACAACGCTGGAGCATTTGCTGGTTCTGCCAATTTTACATTTGATGGAACTACAGTTACTCTCGCTAATGATACTTATGCAACCAGTGTGAGAATTGGTCGCGGTGCAAGTGCTGTTAGTTCAAATACTGTGGTTGGCTCTAACGGGGCTTTAGGCGCAATCACTACTGGTAGCGGAAACTCAATTTTTGGCCCTTATGCTGGTGCGGCAATTACCACTGGAACAAATAATTCTGGATTTGGGTATGGCGCGTTAAACGCTGTTACTACTGGAAGTGCTAATACGACATTTGGTTATTCGTCGTTGCAAAAAACTACAGGCTCAGATAATACTGCTGTAGGTAGTTTTTCTCAGTTTGAAAATTTAACTGGAGTTGATAACACTTCTATTGGCTCAAACGCACTTCGGGCAAATACCGCAGGTAGCTACAACACAGCCCTTGGAGACCGAGCACTTTATCTAAACACAGCATCTAACAACACTGCTGTAGGTTATCAGGCGATGTACAGCAACACCACAGGCACTGTTAATACTGCCGTTGGGTACGGCGCACTTTATTCAAATACAACGGCTGGTGAAAACAGCGCGTTTGGCTATAACGCACTAAGGGCTAACACAACTGGGGCTTTGAATTGCGCCTTTGGTGTGGAGTCGCTTCTTTCAAACACAACTGGCGGTAACAATACTGGTTATGGTTATCAAACACTTCGTTCCAACACCACAGGCTCAAACAATACTGCGTTAGGCTATCGTGCCGCATATTCAAATCAGACTGGTGGCCCAATCACGGCAATTGGTCAAAATGCGGGTTTTGCATACACAGGCGGTGATAGTTGGGGTTCTGTGTTTATTGGTAATGGTGCAGGCGCTTCTGTCACAACTGGTTATGATAACGTAGCAATTGGTGGCTCGGCTCTTGCCTCTTTATTAACAACGCTTGGATGTACTGCCATTGGCGCCAAGACCATGCGTTTGAACACCGCAAATAGGGTTACTGCTGTTGGTGCTTACGCATTGCAAAACAATACAACTGGCGCAAACAACAATGCGTTTGGTACTGGCGCATTAGGGGGCAATACCACTGGCACAGACAACGTGGCTATGGGTAGTGAAGATAGTTCTACTGGATATGCAGCACTTGCAAACAACTCAACTGGCTCTTATAACACCGCAATAGGTAATGCCGCAATTCGCTCTAACACTACGGCAAATGGTAATACAGCGGTGGGTTGGGCTGCTCTTGCTAGTTCTAATAGAACCTCAGACAGTACTGCGTACAATACAGCTATTGGAACTCAAGCAGGGGGTACAGTAACTACTGGATATAAAAATGTGCTGATTGGTTATGGCGCAGGTGATGAAGCCTTTAGTCTGACCACAGGCTATGAAAACATTTTAATTGGTAATAGGCCATGCCCAAGCGCATCTAGTGGCAACAATCAAATTGTTATTGGCACAACTACTCCCTCATTAGGTAAAGGCAACAGCACAGGTTTTATCAATCCTAATAGTGGTGGTGTTTATCAGGGCAACAACTCATCGTCTTGGGCAACAACTTCTGACCAACGATTAAAGAAGAACATCGTCAACAATAATGTTGGTTTGGAAAAACTTACGCAACTTCAAGTTCGTAACTTTGAATATCGTTTGCCTGAAGAAATTACAGAACTAAGTTCTAGTGACGCAATCCATAAATCAGGTGTTCAGTTAGGTGTAATTGCTCAAGAATTACAAGCTGTTCTACCTGATTGCGTAAAACAAGAATCAACTGGTGTCCTATCTGTCGATACCGACAACCTAACTTGGTACTTAATTAACGCTGTCAAAGAACTGAAAGCACAAAACGATTCTCTCAAGGCGCGTTTAGATGCCGCTAATCTTTAAACTGAAAGGTAAATTATGACTATTGATACTAAACCCACAACAGAAGAAATCGCACAGCACTACAGCGCCGCAATGGACTCGGTGAATCTTATCAACGGCGTCAAGCCCGAAGGTATGACTGCTGACGAATGGGCTGATTGCCTTTCACGCAACAAAGAACATTTGAAAATCATGCTTGCCAAGGAATTCTGGACAACAGAAGATTTAACACCCCTGCGTACAGCATCAGCATAACGGGAAGCCACCACCCAATCTTGGTGGCACATTAAAGGAAACATCATGGGAAAAAACGAAAAAACCCCTGTGACGATTGACGGCGTAGATTACAAGTTTGAAGACATGAGTCAGCAACAGCAGATGTTGCTCAACCATGTTGCCGACTTGGATCGTAAGTTGGACTCAGCACGATTCAATGTGGATCAGCTTCAGGTGGGCAGAGATGCCTTCTTCAGAATGCTGAAGGATGCGTTAGAAACCAAGCCTGAAGAGGCCGTGACTGACGTAACTGACGTATCGGTGCAGTAATGTGGGACTGGGCGGAGGCTTTAACAGTCGCCGCCCTTATAGCAGTCACCATTATTTTCTGTACTTGTATGATTGTATGGGTAGGAATATGGTGAATGCGCTGGCTTATATTGTTAATGTTGTTAGCCCTAGTGGGGGCTGTTGCCAAGAATGGCTGTCATGTACGAGAGTTTTACGGCATAGGCTATACAATTCACGACCCGACCATACGGCACAGAGAAATGATGGCGTGGCTCGACAAGAATGCGCCCTACTGCAAATCAACAGAATATGTAGTTATCTGGAACAATCTGTCAGAGTGGGCGGGCACAGCCGACTCCACATGGCTTAGAAACAAGGTTGTACATGGGTATAAAGATGCACTTGAGCGTGAAAAGAAATGATTCCGCCAATTCACAAGTGGTATCCTATGGTACAACCGGGAGGCGAGCCAACTAAAACAGATGCGCTTGAACGTAGGGCTGAACGTATGCAAGAAGAATACGCGCAAGCTTTAAAGATGAAGAAGGTGAAGGATAAAATTGATGATCTTGAGTTTGAGTTGTACGTAAAGAAGGCAGAACGCAACCAACTTAGCCTTGAGATTTTTACCAACCGTAAGCTGGATATTTATGTATGACCAGAAAGCCGATACCCAGACCAGTGAAGAAAGTGTCGATGGACACCAAAGACAAGCTGACCCTGTGGGTCACGTTAATGGTCAGCTTCACCCTGTGCATCTCTGTTTTGGCTATGGTCTTCAGCTTTATGCTTGGCCTTTGGGCCAAAGAAGTGGACAACGCAGAGATATTCAAAATGATTTCACCCGCTTTTTCTACACTTATCGGCGGCATGATTGGGTTCCTGAGTGGTATCAAACTAATGCAAAATGAAGATAAAAAGGATCACAAATGTTAGACATTCTTTCCGGTGGTTTGCTAGGCTCCATCTTTGGTGGCATCTTTCGTATGGCACCCGAGGTGCTAAAGTTCTTTGACAAGAAGAACGAGCGACAGCACGAGCTGAATATGTTTGCACGACAGTGCGAGCTTGAAACACTTCGTGGTCAGCAAAAGCTGGCTGAGATTGGCGCGCAACGTGAAGCAGCCATGGACGTTGGGGTTATGGATGCTTTTAATAACGCCATCACCCAGCAGGCCGAGATGGTTAAAGCCGCAGGCGGTTGGGTAGCTAGCCTGTCAGCTTCTGTACGTCCAGTCGTGACTTACTGGGTGCTGTTTGTCTGGTCGTTTATCCACGTATGGTTTGCATGGAACGCATGGCTTGGTGGTGCACCAGCTGTAGAAGTGTTTAAAACCATGATGACACCTGACTTCTCAGCCCTGCTGTCTGGGACAATTAACTATTGGTTCCTCGACCGTACTCTGAAACAGCGTGGCATATGAATCTAGAACTAGCCGCTGAACTGTGCCGCCGGTACGAGGGGTATCGGGCCAAGCCTTACCTTTGTCCGGCTGGTGTAGCCACGATTGGCTATGGTTCTACCTACTATGCAGATAAACGCAAGGTAACCTTGGAAGATGCTCCGATGGATGAATCCACGGCACGTGCTCTTTTAATGATTGAGCTTGAGCACACGTACCTACCCGGTGTTCTACGTAACTGCCCCGGCTTGATAACTGATGAGCGTAAGTGCAATGCCATTGTGGACTTTGCCTACAATTTGGGCACTGGACGCTTGCAAACATCTACGTTAAAGCGTAAGATCAATGCACAAGATTGGGAAGGGGCAAAAGAACAACTGATGCTCTGGACTAAAGGTGGCGGCAAGGTATTGCCGGGCTTGCTTAAACGGCGTACTGCTGAGTGCGCTTTGCTCACGTGAAAAATATTATATCTTTATTTTTAAGGAGTGTTTAAAATGGCATCAAGTAAGCCTGTTTGGGAAAAACCACGGCCAAAATCATTAGGTAAACCTAAGCCTCTTTCGCCGCAGAAAAAGTCGGCAGCAAAAGCAAGAGCTAAAGCAGCAGGTAGACCTTACCCTAATTTAGTTGATAATATGGCTATGGCTAGGAAACGGGGCAAGTAAGTATGGCAACTGCTGCAGTAATGACATACACCACTTTGGTGGAAAATATTGAGTCTTATTTAGAGCGTACGGACACTGCTACGCTTAATAAGATTCCGCTTTTCATTATGTTGGCTGAGCAGATCATTGCTAGCCAGATTAAGTTCCTTGGCAACTTAACGGTCAATACAAGCACAATGGTATCAGGCAATGGCGTTATTGCCAAGCCCGCTCGTTGGCATAAGACTGTTTCCATGAACGTGACGGTAAGTGGTGATCGTCAGCCCGTACTGCTTCGTAAATACGAGTACCTTCGCAATTACTGGCCGGATTCAACAGCCACTGATGTGCCTTTGTACTACTGCGACTATGATTACTCCAACTGGTTGATAGCGCCAACGCCAAACGCTAACTACGCGTTTGAGGTGTTATATTATGAACGAGTACAACCTCTGGATTCATCGAATCAAACTAATTGGTTTACCATATACGCTCCTCAGGCGTTGCTGTACGGGTCACTGATGCAAGCGATGCCATTCCTGAAGAATGACGAGCGTATGCCAATGTGGCAGCAAAATTATGATTTGATCATGCAAACACTGATGGCTGAAGATAAGCTTCGCATTGCAGATCGTCAAGCCATTGCGGTGGATTCATGAGCTATGTAAGCCCTTTTACCGGTGATGTTATTCAGCCAACTGATGTTAGCTACCGCGCCGTCACGCTAACTGCCAACACGCAGTTAAACTGGCCTTCCAATAGTACAACCAACTCTGACTTTGCTGCGCGTATCATGCAGGTCACGGCTAGCACTGCCGGTCTTAACTTGTATATGCCACCGGCGGATCAAACATCTGTAGGCAACGACGCGCTAATTCGCAACATTGGCGCCAATACGTTCACTGTTAAGGACTACGCAGGCACAAATACCATCGTCTCAGTGGCTGCCGGAGAATCCAAGTATATCTATATAACAACTAATTCAACCAGCCAAGGCACTTGGGGCATTATTGCCTTTGGAACTGGCACGTCCAGCGCCGACGCCACCACGTTGGCAGGCTACGGATTAGTTGCAAGCGGCGTAACGCTGAATCAAAGCCATCCTTCAGCGGCAATCACATCGACCTCTACATTTGCAACTACAGACAGAGCGCAAACCAGAGTGTGGGGCGGCGGTGCAGGCACTGCAACACTTCCAGCAGCTGCAACGTTAGGCAATAACTGGTTCACGTTGTTTAAGAACAATGGCACAGGCTCATTCATTATTTCTTGTACTGGCGCTGAGCTGATTGATGGCAATAGCACCAAGACGTTTAACCCAACAGAGTCGGCGTTTATTGTTTGCACTGGCACGGCGTATGTCACCGTTGGCTATGGAGTAAGCACCTCATTTGTGTTTACCTCTTTAACAAAGAGTGTTACGGGTGGCGCGGTTTTGTTGACCAACAACGAAGCGGCAAACAATATTCAAGAGTACGTTGGCAATTTAACAAGCAACGTGACCGTAACGTTTCCGCCAATTGTTAACCTGTACGTCATCTCAAACCAGACAACGGATAATGGCTATAGCCTTACTATTACAACCGGCCTTGGAGCCACTGCTACAATTCCTCCTGGGCAGCAAGCCACGCTGATTTGTGATAGCATTAACTTTTTAAACGCCAATACAACCCAAGCCGGCGCAACGTCTATTAGTTTAGTTGACGGAACTGTCGGAACACCGTCACTTAACTTTGCTGCTGAAACCAGCACCGGCGTGTATCGACCTGCAGCTGGCGAGTTTGGCATTTCAGTGCTTGGCACGCAAAGGCTTAAAGCAACTGCTACTGGCGTTTCTGTGACTGGCTCAGGCACGTTTACCACCGGCATTGCTGGAGGTACGTTCACATGACCAAGAAAGTTTTTGCCTTAGATACAAAGCCCGGAATTCAACGGGATGGCACCACACTTGATGCAGATGCGTACTCTGATGGTCGCTGGGTAAGGTTTCAACGAGGCCGTCCGCGAAAGATAGGTGGCTACAGAGAGATTGTGAATGACTTTGCAGGCCCCAGTCGTGGTGTTTACTTGAACCCACAGCAAAGCTTTAACAACGTTTTCAATGGCTATTCAGGTGGGTTGCAAGTTTTACCGATTAACAATGTGGGTATTGGCTCGGGCATTACTGACTTTACGTTAACCGGGTTTACTGCAAACGCTAATAACCTCTGGCAGTTTGATACATTCTTTGACGGCACGGGCTCAGGTAATAACTTATTGCTGGCTCATCCTGGGCAGAACCTCTCACTGATTGACAACAACGTCAACACATCCGTGCTTGGTGGCACCATTACAGGCACAAGTTTAAGTCCTATTGGCGTGTTCACAGCAGTTGCTGCAACTATTACCAGCGGGTCAGCCACCATTACTTTGGCTGCTGCTAATACACAGATTGGAGCAGGCCAAGTGGTGACGGGCACGGGTATTCCTTCAGCGGCAACTGTTGTGTCCATCTCAGGCACTACGCTGGTAATTTCTGCTCCTGCAACTGCTACAGGCTCCAGCATTACACTAACTTTTAACAATCAGATCTCTGTATCAGGTGGCGTGGTTACGCTTCACCCCTACGTGTTTGTTTATGGTAATGATGGGCTAATTAAGAATTGCTCAGCTGGAAATGTGAATGATTGGGTATCTGTTGACGCCAACGAGGTCTCAGTGGCCACCGGCAAGATTGTCCAAGGATTACCCGTACGTGGTGGCTCAAATGCACCATCGGGTCTCTTTTGGAGCTTGGATTCTTTAATTCGAGTGTCTTACATTGGCGGTGCAGGGTCACCTCCGCAGTACTGGCGGTATGACTTAATTTCAAGCCAGTCATCTATTCTTTCAAGCCAGTCGGTCATTGAGTATGACGGTGTGTATTACTGGTGTGGTGTTGATAGGTTTTTGCTTTATAACGGCGTTGTAAAAGAGATCCCTAACGCGTTCAACCAAAATCACTTCTTTGACAACCTGAACTACGCTCAACGTGAAAAGATTTGGGTCACCAAGGTACCTCGTTTTGGAGAGATCTGGTGGTTCTACCCCTCAGGCACTGCCACCGAGTGCAATGACGCTGTTATTTATAACGTGCGTGAAAACGTGTGGTATGACGCAGGTTTTGCAGTAGGCGCTCAGCGATCTGCAGGTTACTTCTCTCAAGTGTTCCATTACCCCATTACTACAGATTGGAATGTCAATGCCACCGGTGGCATCTTAACTGCAACTATTACCAATGCAGGGTCAGCATACACTAATGGCACTTATAACAATACGGTATTGACAGGTGGCTCGGGTACAGGCGCAACAGCTAATATTACTGTAGCGGGCAATGTTGTAACTGCTGTGGTGATCAATGGCCACGGCATTAACTACGTCGTTGGCAATACGCTGTCTGCAACCATTGCAGGCGGTTCAGGTTTTGTTTTAACAGTTGCTACACTAATGAGCTTTGTCTCACTGTACCAGAATGAGATTGGCACTGATAAAGTTGTAGGCGCGCTTTCCACAGCTATTGAGTCATATTTTGAAACTAATGACGTTGGGTTGGTTTCAGGTGGCCCGTCGCAACCTAGCCCTGTTGGTGAGAATAGATGGTTAAGACTAGAGCGTGTAGAGCCTGACTTTATACAAGAAGGTGACATGGATTTGTATGTCACGGGTCGTCCATTTGCGCAAACAGCTGACGTAACCTCAGCGGCTTACACCTTTAGCTCCAGCACAGGTAAGATTGACATGCGTGAACAGCGTCGTGAGTTGCGATTGAAGTTTGTATCTAACGTGGCAGGCGGTGACTACCAATTAGGTAAGATCTTGTTAGACGCGGATGTTGGAGATTCAAGACCTTATGGCTAATCTACTTAACGTTGCTCAGGTCTATGACCCTAGGTATCACACTTTTGAGTCGTGGGCTTGCCTTATGGTTGAGCTATACTCGGCGCAGCAGTTATCAATTCCTGATGCAAATACTGATTGGAAAGCATGGGGCGCAGGATTAAAATCCATTGACGTGTTTACCAATGAGGGTATTCCCGGGCCATACCAGTTTGATGATTGGCAAGAATGGGCTGAGCAGCTTGTCAATGCAGTTAACCCAGCAACGAGCTAATTATGGCAGCAAAAGCATCATACAGCACAGCATACGAAGACACAGGTGGCTTGTCAGATGACGTAATTCTTGCGTTTGTACAAGCCAACATTAACAACCCTGCCGTAATTGCAGCTGCAGCAGCGGCCAATGGCGTGTCTGTTGCAGATCTTGCAAGGGTTACAGGCTTTTCAACTGCAGAAGTTAATAATTACTTTGGCTCAGCAAATGTAGCACCACCTGCTGCTGATACTGCAGCCGCTGATAGAGCTGCCGCGGCAGAAGCTGCAAGGCAACAAGCTGCCAACGAGGCTGCATGGGCAGCACAGCAAGCTGAAAATCAGCGGCAATGGGCAGCGCAACAAGCTGAAAATCAACGCTTATACGCAGAGCAGCAAAGAGCCAACGAGGCAGCTGCAGCCAAGGCGCAAGCAGACGCAGCAGCTAAGGCACAAGCTGACGCAGCAGCTAAAGCACAAGCTGACGCACAACGTGCAAATGAACTTGCTGCTGCTAAAACTGCAGCGGATGCTGCCACGAAAGCGCAGACTGATGCTGCTGTGGTTAAAACCAGCGCGTTAGCACAAGCTGCGCCAGTAGTTACTACTCCAGCAGCTACCGGCGCGTTAGCGCAAGCTGATACTGCCGCAGCAGCAGCGCCTATGTCCAAAGAAGATGTTGTAGCTAAGATTACGCAGCAGATTCTTGCGCAAGGCACTTCAGACAAGTGGAAAGGTGAAGGCAAAGGCTCTGCTGAAAAGAATGCTGCAGACATGGCCAAGATCATTGCTGATACTGGCGCTACAGATATTAGCCAGTTTGGCAAGGTTACTAAAACTGTTGACGCAGCGGTGCAGCCTGTATACGCGCAAGGCGACTTGGTAACAGATAGTGAAGGTCAGCAATTTTACTCACAGAAAATAGTTGGTTATGTAGATCAAAATGGAAAACCTGTTGACGCCAGTTTGGTTAAGTCAGATACAGTCTACAGTGGTGGTGATTCAGGCAGTGCAGAGCTTGTCTACACAGCGCCTGTAGGAAAGCAAGAAGTATTTGGCAATAAGCTTACTGGGCAAGAAGTTGCCAGCACATACGGTGAGCGCCAGCAAGGCAATGCCTTTGGCGGCACCTTTGACGGTAAAGGCAACACCGGTTACCGCGTGCAGTTTGATGCATCAGGCAATCCTATCTTTTATACAACACAAGCAACATCTAATGACCTTGCAATCTTGATGCAAGATTTGGGACCACTTGCGCAAATTGGTCTTGCAATTGCAACAGGTGGCTTATCTTTGCCACAACAGATTGCAGCTAACATGGCTGTGCAAGTCTTATCAGGTAAAGATATAGGGGAAGCAATTAAGGGTGCCGCAATTAGTTATGCAGGCGCGCAAATCCCAGGACTTGACGCTATTAAAGACGGCACCAACTTTCTTAATACAGTTGACTCCTCAGGCATATTATCCAAAGCATTCCAAAATGCAGCTGTGGCAGGCGGTAAAGCTGTATTGTCAGGCCAAGACATTGGCGATGCCGTACTAAAAGGTGCTGCTACTGGTGGAACAGGCGCCGCTGTTGATACGCTGTTAGGTAGTATCGATGGGTTTGCAGATCTTTCAAACGCGCAAAAACAACTCGTTATTAACGCTACAACAGGCGCTCTATCAGGCCAAACGCTTGATCAAATTGTAATCAATTCCGCTATTGCAACAGCCAACGCAACTATAGCCGAGGCTAAAGGCCAAAATACAGTAGGCGCATTGCAAACTGCGGCAACAACTGATAAGACCGGTCTTACAGGCGCATCAAACTTATCTACCAAGCAGATTACTTCATCAATTGGCAATGATACCGGCGCAATCAATACGTTAAACTTTGGTAATGGTTCTAACATCCTTACCGATGTTGGCAACTACACGGATGAGTTTGGTAACTACGACGCAGCAGTTGCGGCAAATGCAGCCAAAGTTACAAAGCCTACGTCATTCAATGACACGTTTGCAGCTAATCGCGCAGCATTTGGGCCTAATACTACCTTTGAATGGACTAATCCTGCAACAGGCGTAACAGGCACTTTTACTACTGGCACAGGCGAAGAAGCTACAGCAGCTGCAAATGCTAAGATTGGCGCTTTAAATGCTGCTAACTTATCTACAGTAACTAATGCGTCTCAGACAGTTGCAGCACAGAATGATGCCACTGCTCGTGCATTAGCAGCTAAAAACACTGCAGCATTGACAAGCGCCAATAACGTAGCAAACGCTGGCAATACTGACTATTGGTCAGGTACAGCAACTACAGACGCTTTAGGCAATACTATTGGCGCGTTGCAGACTCCCAACCTTACTGTCCAGCAATCAAATGCTGAAACGCAACGGTTGGCTAACCAAAACGCAGCATTGGCTAATGCTAACACCACTGAGTCTAGCGCTGAGACCAAAAGATTATTTGAGCAAAACAACGCCCTAGGGTTAGCCAAAGCTGCGCAAGCAGCAACAGCCGCTAAAGCTGCGATTAATTCCATTTTTGGTGAAGGTTCTACCGCTGCAGCAATTGCGCAACAAGGTTTAGCAAACATCAATCAAGCAACGGGTCAAACTATTGAGTTTGTAGGCGCCACAGGGTCAGCCTTAGGTCTTACAGGCCCTGTAAACGCGATGACAAATGCTGGGCAGTCAATTACACGTGCAGGTGAGGCTTTGCAGCTAGAGTCTGTTAATGAAGCCAATCAAAATGTTATTCAAGCAGTGAATGACGCGCAAGGACTAGGAAATAAGATTGTTGCAGGCGTAAAAGCTGTTTACAACAATCCGCAGTCACTTAATATGGCTGCCATTGAGGTTATCCAAGAAGGCTTACCAATTGGCTTAGGTCTTAAAGTGCTTAAGTATGCAGGTAAATTTGCAGCTGTAGGCGTTGATGTTGCATTGAACGCCATGGAATCAGGTGGTGCAGCTTACAACGATAAGTATAGAGAAGCTAAAGCTGCAAATAAGACTGATGCGCAAGCTGATGCTGAAGCGTCAACAGCATTTGAAATTGCTGCAGCAGTCACAGTAGCTACAGGCGGAGTTGCAGATGCTGCATTGGTTAATAAAGTTAGTAACGCGCTTAGTAAAGCAACAACCAAAGCAGGCGCTAGTTTTACAAAAGAAGGCACATCCGATCTTATCGAGGCATTTACAACCGATGTTCTTACCGACGTTGCCTTAGGCAGACCTGTAAATATCAATAAGTCTTTAACACAAGGCGTGATTGAAGGTCTTATTGCTGGCAAGACCTCGTCATCTATTGAAGTCTCAAACATTCAAAAAGTTATTGCTGATACTAACAGCACCTTTAACGAAGAACTTAGTAAGTCAGGCATTGCATCAACAGACGGCTCAGGCAAAATTAACGCATTAGTAGACACATCAACTGGGCAGTCTGTAATTAGCGACGCCGGTGCGCAAACTTTAACTAACATTGGCAATGCAAATTCAAGCTTGGATCTTTCAAGTTCAGGGATGAAGTGGGCACAAGAAAATAATATCTCACAAGATCAAGTTCATGAGAGCATTAACTCTTGGTTAGCTGACCATCCCGGCGCGTCACAAGCAGAAGTTGGCGCAGCTATGGCTGAGGCAGGGTTAAACTTAAGTGACGTAAGTGCTGCAATTGCTGCAAAGAGTACAGCAGCTGCAGCAACCAATACAGGCGCGCTATCTACCGTTGGTGGAGGTGCCGCTACAACATCTGGTACTGGCGCATTAACTACAGCAGGAACGGGTGCAGCTACTACAGCCGGAACGGGTGCTGCTTCAACTACAGGCACAGGCGCGTTAACGACAACAGCCGGAACTGGAGCCGCATCAACAACAGGTACAGGGTCGCAATTAACAATAGACGCAGCACTACAAGCTGAAGCACAAGCAAAAGCTGATGCCATTGCAAAAGCTGCCGCACTGTTTTCAGCTGATGCTAAAGTTACGTCTGATGCAGCTATTGCTGCGCAAGTTGCAGCTGATGCTGCTGCTGCCACTGCTGCCGCAAATGCCAAAGCTGCTGCTGACGCCAAAGTTGCTGCCGACGCTGCTGCTGCCAAAGCTGCGGCTGATGCTAAGGCTCTAGCTGATGCTGCCGCGGCTGCTGCAACTGCCGATGCTGCCACTAAGGCTGCTGCGGATGCCGCTGCCAAGGCTGCTGCGGATGCTGCTGCGGATGCTGCTGCCAAGGCTGCTGCAGCAGCTGAGGCTAAAGCTCTAGCAGATGCTAAGGCTGCCGCTGATGCCAAGGCTGCCGCTGATGCCGCTGCTGCTGCTAAGGCTGCCGCTGATGCTAAAGCTGCCGCTGATGCTAAGGCTGCTGCTGACGCTGCTGCTGCCGCTCAAGCTGCTGCGGACGCCAAGGCTGCTGCGGATGCTGCTACAGCTGCTCAAGCTGCCGCTGATGCGCAGGCTGCTGCAGACGCCGCCGCTGCTGCCACGGTAACAGCTGCCCCAACAACAAATGCCACGTTAGCAGCTCTGGCTGCGGCTAAGGCTGCGGCTAAGGCTGCTGCGGATGCTAAAGCTAAAGCCGCAGCTGATGCTAAGGCTGCCGCTGACGCACAAGCTGCGATTGATGCGCAAGCTGCAATTGACGCTAACGTTAATATAAACCCTACAGTTTTAACTAACCCGTTGGCCACTGTTATTGCAACCCCAACAGTTACTACAAACCCAACGATTACAACTAATCCGACTGTTACAACTAATCCAACGATTACGACTAACCCAACGATTACAACTAATCCAACGATTACGACTAACCCAACAGTTACGACTAACCCAGCTGTCAATACAGACATACCTACACTTACAACGCCTACAATACCTACAGGCAGTTTGCCAGTAACACCTCCCGGTATTGTCACGCCCCCACCTGAGGATGTAACGCCTCCTGTTGTTATATCTACTCCACCAACTGATACGACAACACCTCCAACCATTACAACCACACCAACAGACCCTACAAAAACTACAACACCAAGCGTAAAGACGCCTACAACAAAGACACCAACAAAGACAACGCAGTCAGGCGCACTTGGTGCAGTAACAACTCCAGCAAGTACCGGTGCATTGCCCGGGACGTTAACACCAACAATGCTGGCTGGCGCAGGAATTAAGGATGATTCAGGGATGACGCAACTTACGCAACTTTACCCACAATTGGCTAATGTAGACTCCAAGCTATTGCAAGTCTTAACAGGTCGGGTTAAGCCTGCCACTGCAGAAGCTGCTGAGACTGAAGAAGGCACCGGCTTTGTAGGGGCCAAACTTGCAGGCACGCCATCTCCCGGGAATCCAGTAAGCGGTAGCGATAATAGCACGATGATCCCGGGCGTGAGTACAGGCAACTTGACTGCATCTGGACTAAAATATCTTGGTGGCAGCCCGCTATCGGGCTATGCTAAAGGCGGTCAAGTAGAGCATATTCCCAAGTTTATTACTGGAAAGACCGGCAATTACGTGCAAGGTGCAGGCGATGGCCAGTCAGATAGTATTCCCGCCATGTTAGCGGATGGCGAGTACGTGTTTGACGCTGATACAGTTGCAGCACTGGGCAATGGCTCAAATAAGGCTGGTGCCCAAGTTTTGGATAAAATGCGTGAAAGCATAAGAGAACACAAAAGATCAGCCCCTGTTGGTAAAATACCCCCTAAGGCTAAGTCACCCCTGTCATATTTGAAAGGCATGAAATGAGTTTAATGCAAGGTGATCCACTACCGAATATCACCACGACGCAGAATCAAGTAACATCTGCGCCGTCTTGGTACACTGATTATTTAAGTGACTTAGCAAAAAGTACTACCGCAAATGTTGCAGGCGCCTCGTATGCTAATGCGCAGCCGCTGCAAACTGCAGCATTTGAGAAAGCTGCAACCACAACCAATACTTACCCTGGGTATTTCAATACTGCATTGCAAGCAACTAGTAATATTGGTCAAACCGATATTACGGCAAAGCCTGTAGATCCAAAAACAGGATTGCCAATTAAAGACGGCGAAAGCCGGATTGAGCAGTTCATGAACCCTTACACAACGCAGGTTGTGGATGCACTAGGGACATTGGGTCAGCGCAATATTCAGCAATTCTTGGCCCCGCAGGCTACAGCATCAGCGGTTGGCACTGGCCAATTCGGGTCTAAGCGTGGCGCCGAGGTTCTTGGTCAAGCCATTAACACGGGACTACAAAATACACAAGCTGCGCAATCACAGGCATTGCAGCAAGGCTATACTGAAGCATTACGAGCTGCACAAGCTGATCAAACACAAAAGCTAAATGCTGCGCAGCAGTACGGCAGTCTTGCAACTGCAGGCCAAGCAGCTAACTTGGCAGACATTAACGCGCTGGCCACCATGGGCAGTCAGCAGCAAACCATCAATCAAAACCAGCAACTGTTCCCGTTGACAGCTGCCAATCTTGGCGCACAAGCACTTCGTGGTTACAATGTGCCAACATCAGTTGCCAATACCTACACAGGCCCAATCCCTGGCGCCTATGCAGCTTCACCACTTCAGCAAATTGCAGGCTTAAGCTCAATCATTGGCGGCGTAAGTCAAACACCGTTTGGCACGGCAGCAGGCAATTTTATAAGTGGGTTGTTTCCAAGCGGTAACACTATAGACGCAACGGGCGCAGCACCAGGGCCTACTGCACAGCAAATAGCGGATTACTCCAAATCATTAGGCGACTTTCCAGGATAACACAATATGGCAACACCAACAGGCGCATTACCTTCATCAACGCCATTCCTGATTGGCGGAGATGATAGAGCTAAAACTGAATATTTTGATGCAATTCAAAAGACTCTTGCAGCGTTGGAAGCAAGAACGCAACAAGGACCTAACTGGTTTCAAGTTGGCGCAGCGCTATTAGATCCCGGCCGCACAGGCAACTTTGGTGAAGCAGCAGGCAGAGCAGCAGGTGTTATTGGCGCGCAGCAAGAAAGACAAAACGAGGCTCAGCTACCTATTGCGCAAATGCGAGCTCAGCTGGCTGGTCAAAAATATGAAGTAGAGAACCAAGGCAAAGCTTTGCAATTACTATCTAGCACTTTAGGCGTCGCACCGGCTCAAGTTGAAGCCGCATTAGCAAGTGGCAACGTAACTCCAGATGTTGCAGCAAAGCTTGCACAAATTTACCCCATGGTTGCGCAACTCTCGCCTAAAGTTGGTGAGATTGTCAAGGGTACATTCACCATGCAGAATGAGATGGGCAAGCTCCAACTTGATAGAGATAAATTTAAGCAAGAGCAAGATCAACGTCTAATTACTAACGCTCTTGAAGATCGTAAGCTTGGTATGACTGAGGCTGATCTTATTGCCAAGTACGGCGACGCTGTAGTTGCCATCATGCCCGGTGGCCAGCGTTTTGCAGGTAGCAAGCCGCAAGCACCAGTTGTTCAACCGCCTGCGCCAGCTGCAGCAATGCCTGGAGCTCCAGCAGCAATGCCCGGTGCAGCTCCAAGTGCTATACCCGGTGCTCCAGCTCCGCCGCCTGTTGTTATGCCATTGGTTGCGCAGCAACAAGCAGGCCAACCGCCAGCACCAGCAGTTATGGCTCAACCTGCAATGCCTGCACCCGGGCAAGTGCCTAGGGCTAATGATTTGGGCGGTATGCCTTTGCAATCACAAGCTGAGATTCAAAAGCAACGTGTGCAAGAAGCTGATAAGTCATTTAACGCCAAGCGTGATGAGATCCTTAACTACACGCCGCAGCTATTGGAATCATCCAATACTAATTTAAAGCAGTTGAACGAGATTGCAACACGTAAGCCGCAAATCTTTGCAATGATGCAAAATGAAGGTTTGCTTTCTGGCTTGATGACGGCAGCGCAAGAAGGTATTCAAGCTCAAGCCGGCCAATACAACGTAAGAGTTGGTTTGCCAGTCAAAGAATTCTTACAGCGTGTTAAGCTTTCACCTGAAGATCAGCAAGCTGTGCGTGATGTTAGTCGCATCTTAGGAACTGAATTCTTATCCAACGTGAAAGCCAATAAAGGCTTATTGGGTGTTAACCCCACGGATAACGATGCAAGGCTCTTACAGGCACCAATGGCAAGTATTGATGACTCATCACGTGCTGTTCAGTTATGGGCACGCCAGCAGTTGCTATTAAATAAGCAACGTGAAGCTTTATACGGCGCATATGATGGGTACACCAGCAAAGCTGGCCCCGCTGCTTCACCAAGACAATTCTTTAGCCCCGGCAGCGTGTATGAGAAGATCAACAAAGACTACGCCGATTATCGGATGCAGTTGTTCCGTCAATTTAACCCTTAAAGAGCTAATGTATGGCAAAAGACGACAAGCTGGATGCACTTATTTTTGGCGACCAACAGGGTACATCACAGGTTGAGGGTTTAGACCAACTCGATGACATCTTTGCCATGCCAATTGGTGCTGCAAAGACTGCGCCAACTACCGGCAAAAAAGGTAAGACCTTAGTTCCTGAACTAGGCTTGTCGCCGGGTGAAGAAAAAGCTGTTGCCACTGGTGTAGGCGCCGCATCTGGCCCGCTTGTACAAAAAGGTATGGGCAAGTTATTTCCAACACAGGAAATGCGAACAGCTGAAGGTGTAAAGAAGCTTCAAGAAGAGCAGCGTGTTAAAGACATGTTGCAAAAGCTGCGGGATGAAGAGTTACTTAAGGCTGGCATTCAGCCTGAGCCTGTTGCAGCCAAGACGCCAACTTCTGGCACCAAGTGGTATCAGAATTGGGCTGGTGGAAATAAAGAGATTGCCGGTGGAGTTCCACAAGCCGCAGGCCAGTATCAGCGCAGTAAAGGCCAAGGTGAAGTTACCAAGAACTTGACCAAGAAGTTTGGGCCTGACCTCTTTACCGGCGAGCCCGGGCAAATCAAACCGTCTTTGGTGGATAGACTTATTGCGCAAGGCAAAGAAGCCGAGGCTGCCACTGCTGCAAGAAACGCCGCAATGCCAGCTGCTGAAGCTGCCGCTGCTAAGCGGTTGGCTGACGCAACTCCAGGGCCTATGTCCAAGTTGGCAAGTGTTGCTAAAGCGCCGCTTGTTGGTGGAGCCTTAGGCGGTGCAGGGGCTGGTATGAGCTTTTATGAAGCTTATCAACGTTATATGAATGGTGATACATCCGGAGCTGTGCTATCAGCTTTGGCCGGCGCTGGCGGTTTAATGTCTATGGTTCCAGGGCTTCAAATCCCAGGGCTTGCGGTAGGACTAGGCGCCACAGGAGCGCAATACGCTTTGGATAAGTACAATGAGCCTGCAGCGCCTAAGGCTAACCCTATGGCTTTGCCTCCACCATCGGAACCGCCGGGGTCTGTGCGGTAGGCTCTAAGATCTCCAAGACTTTCTTAAGTAAGCCAATTTGCATTTGCTTGACATCGGTGACCGACATAGTCGTGTCATCATCAAAGTCTTCTGAAGAAACCAGCCCCATGCTTGTGCGTATTTGATGCGCGCAGTTCCTACGCTCTAAAGTACTACCTACATGGAAAGCCTCGATCCACACGTCGTATGGATTACTTAGCAGTTCCAAGTGGTTAGTATGCGTGAGCAGATCTACCCAATCATCAAAACTCATTTTGACCATGTCAGGGGCTTGCTTCATTGCTTCTTCCACTTCTTGATAGAGATGAACTGCGGAACATCAATGGTTTGATCTAAAGCCTCAAGGCCTCGAGCAAATCTGGCTCTGAAGTCATACCACTTTTTGGTATACGCAGGATCCTCGGATGGGGGGACCCAGTTGTAAACGCGGCGCCATCTTTCGGTGATGCAAGTTGATGAAGGTGTATACACAAAATCCTCGGTTGTCATAAGTCTTGTCCTTTAGTATTGAGCCACATGCGAAGTGTTGACATGCCGCCGTCTATTAAAACATGATTGGGAAATGCTTGGTACTTGTGGTACAGCGGATGGTTGATGAAGTTCTTCATCAAAAGGTATGCATTAGCTTGTGGCGGTGACATACCCATGGCTCTATCAGTATCAATGCATTTTACCTCGTACCGATCAGAGAATTCTTTGGTGATGGCGTAGACCTGATCACCCAGCAACCCAATGATGACTACCTTAGGCAATGACTTGCCAATTGCGTTGTACTCAGGGTTATGCCTTGGAAGCTTAAACTCATGCTCAAGCTCTTTAACGGCAATCTGCAGGCTTTCACGAAGCCCCAGAATGAATCGTTGTGTAATAGTATTCACCAACTGCTCAACGAGATCAACTGGTGCATCGGTTTTAGGCACTACCAGTGGCGCTGGAGGCATTATTTCCACTGGTGTGGTAGTTTCCACCACCTTTTGCTTTGGCACATCCTGCGCCGCCTTTTGCTTGAGCAATTTGATCAAGTCAGGCGCTGCTGAGTGGCTAGCAAGTGTGCGGCGGCGATTGGGCAATAGCACAACTTGCTGAGCTTGTCTAATTGCTGCAATTGGGCTATAGGTGCCTTCATTGTAGAACGTCACTGCCGTCTCAATGACGATGCTGCGTTCTATCTTGGTCCAACGAATTTTATTTAACATTTCAATTCCTTTCAATAGTCAGTTTACAAAGTATGGGGTTATCCCATAACGTGAATTATATCACGTCTTTTGTACTTATTACATCTTGCCAAACCATGGCAGAAGCCATTTCCACTTTTAGAGCGGCCAATGCCGTCAGTATATCCTCCATTTGATAACCGTCACGAATAAGTTCAAAAACAAATATTCTAAGTTCTTTTTGAACAGCGAATGATAAATCTACACGTTCGATAGCCATTTTGCAAACTCAAAAGTAGGGTTAATGGATTTGACTGCCAAGAGATTGGCCTCGTACCTGTTAATCCGTGGAGGCTTGTCAACCAGCACTTCATGGATATTGGTATTGATGATGTCATTGAACATGGTTAATCGAGACTCATAGACATGGAAAGAACCTGCAGATATTGTCAATGTTCCCATCTCGGCGCCAACCAAGTTAGCCACAATTTCCTGCAAAAAGCTGAAAGTTGGCAAGTCATTTGCCATGCCCCAAAGAATATCTTGGCTTCGCATGATGGCTCTGGCGTTCAATCTACCATTCCTGATTCGGAACTCAATGGCCAGCGTGCATGGAACATCCTTTGCCTCTATATCCATATGGTCTATGTCAGTGCCGTACATTGGAATCACAGCGCGGCGGGACATTGGATCCTGCGTCAGCAACTTTGCAATATGCAGAGCGCCGTGTTTGCCAAACCAATAGCTGCCGTAGTTGCTATTCAACTTGCCGTTGGCTACAATCTTGCCCCACTGCGCAGCGTGATCAGCAATGCTAAGATCATACGGGTCAGCTTTGATGTACCAAGACATTTCGCGCTTAAGGTACTTCACATTGAAGTTACGACCTTTGAATGAATTGAACCTTACAAAGGGGTTGACCGTGTAAGTAAAGTTTTCAATCTCAAGGCACCGTTCACCACGTGGACTTGTCCAAGTGCCATGCTGCTGCAGCACGTTGTAAAGATTGATGAGCTCAGGCTCATTGCGAATCAGCATTTCCATAATCAGCTTCCGTAATTAAATAGGGTTGGTCGGGATAGTGTTGCATATGATACAAAGGCGGTGGTAACTTAATTACCGGCACTTCATTGTTTATTGCCCACGTGTAGGCATTGTTGCCAAGGGCGTAGATACGTTTTGGCTTCAGTTGTTTGATGAAGGCTGAATCCATAGGTGTGCCTTGGTAAGTTTGAGTGTTAACCCAGTACAAACCAGTTTCAGGTACATTCTCACGCTCCAGAGTTTCAGCCAGCATTCTGCTAGGGCCATCATTATCCAAGAAGTTAATGAAAGGCACCACGGCTGCGGTGGACTTAACATTTGTACGAGGCCCCTTATCGCAAAGCATTAGTGTATTGCCTTCAACAAAGGCGCCGCCACCGGATGATTTGTTAGTCATTGTCTTGGTTGCAAGCTTAATGAACAACTCTTCTATATCATCTTTGGTATAGTCGTAGGTGATGACTGGCAGTGAGGTATCCATAGGCAATGATGTGTAGCCTTCATACACTTGCTCCAATTGTTTGATATTATCCAAGTACTCATCCTCAATGCGATCTTTGAATGTTTGCATACACACTTCAAAATCCGGTTGGCAATGAATAACCACAACACCTCGTGCCAAGGCTGCACGCTCTAACATTCTACGGCGCGGCATATCAATGCGGTTATCCCCTTTACGGTACACGTTGCCATAGACTGGCTCAGACAGCCATGACCTATCCATGATGACGTGGTCATCGTAGGTCAACGCCGCTGTCATGCCACGAAAATACGTACGGCAAAGGTCCTCGGTATTCATACCACGATAAGGACCATGCTTTACGACATGGGTCATCTTGTCCTTCTGCAATCGTTGTCGCAAGGTCTCTGACAGGGTAGTCTTTCCCCCGCCATCAGCCCCTTCTAGAATTACGATCATTTAAGATACCCTCAAGTTTTGATAGTGTGTCTTCAAGCGACGCGGTGCGCAAGTAAGTAGCCTGCTGCGCTGCAGTCAGTTGAAGTTGGTAATCATCCATGCTTTCTAATTCATGGAGTGTGTAATCGTATGATGGGTCAATGACGCCAAGCTCCTTGGGGTCGCCGCCAAGAACGCAGCCGGCATGCGCGGCGTGCAAGTAACGAACACGCCACCAACCGCAGCCTGCATGCTTATACGTAGGGCACAGCACGCCTTTATAGCTACCGTACTGCCAAACAACATCGGACTCAAGGATTCTAGGCTGACCTAGTGCCTTGCCACCTACACTGTGAATAGGCCATGCAAGGTGTTGTGCCGAAGCCCAGTCATGCGCCTCTTTTGAAAGGGATGCATTGTACCACTCGGTTTTGCGACGATCCCAAGACATTTGATGCACAGCAGGCATTTCATACAGCGGGCTTGGATCCCATGCAATAATGTCTTCCACTGGCAAACCCATGGCTTGTGTGCTGCCCCATGGAAATAGCGGCGCAATCCATGTATGCTCACACAATGATTCTGGTGCGATCTTATTTTCCCATGATGGTAGGATCTTTTGGAAAGCCCAATCATCAAGGCAAACATACGCATCAAAGCGGCTTTCTAAGGCCCACAAGGCCCCATCAGGGTTCAAAGCATTGTGATCCAAGGGGTATAGGTACACAAACACTTTGTCGTAACGTGAGAGGTCTTCACCCGATGTAACGGCACGATGATCAACGTGATGCCCCATACGACCAAAAGCTGATGCCATCAATTCGGGGATGGAAATAAACTTGGTAGAGCTAGCACGCTGTGGATGGTTGGTATGCGTCTCTGTAACGCCGGTAATTAAGATATTCATGGCAATGCAAGCGTGATGTAGCCCTCAGCAGCGTCGTGATTCACATCGCCTGATCTGCCACCGGCTTGAATGTATTCAGCAACTGTCATGCCAGTGCGGTACAAAGCAAAACGTTCACGTGACAATGTGTTGTTACGCTTTGGGTTGGTTTCTGCAACCAAAGTAATGATTGCTTTTTTGTTTGCACGGGCGCGTAGCTTTGCTTCTGACATGTCAGTATCTTCCTGTTGTATGGGGTTAGGTCTTTCGACAATAGCGGTAAGTTGCATATAGATTCCTTTCAATGGTCAACGGGATTGATTGTATCACGATTAACGTAATCACGCACTGCGGTTAACAAAGTTTGCTGCGTTTTATCTTTTCTTCTGATGGCCATCATAATGGCTTCATCAATGGTGTCTTTGGCCATGATGTGGTGAACAACAATATGATTCTTTTGACCCTGCCTCCAGAGTCTGCGAATAAACTGTTCATAGATCTCAAGGCTCCAAGTCAGCGAATACCAGATGACAGCATGCCCAGTACCTTGTAAGTTAAGACCGTGACCCGCCGACATTGGGTGAGCCAGAAGAACTGATGTCTTACCGGCGTTCCAATCATCAATAACAGAATCAAGTTTACGACCAATAACCCCACTGCCAATGATAGGCGCATTAGGAAAGGCAACCTTAAGCCTCTCGAGGTCATGCGTAAAATGATAACCGATGATGCAAGGTTGCCCTGATAGCTCCTCGACCAGATCGAGAACCGCTTCAGTCTTCGCGTCATGAAGATGCGTTGAGATTCTAGCATTACCACTCCCATCATCATCCAAGTATGAGCCACCATTGGCAATTTGCTGGCCTTTCATTACGGCCACAGCAGCGTTGACAGCCGTTACATTCCCGCTATTCAATTCCACTGTCAGGTTGTTTTCAAAGGCGTCGTACAGTTTTCTGGCATTAGGTGGTAGATCTACCATAATGTCGTTGTAAGTTAACTCGGGCAGATCTAGATGGTCCAGCGCCGCCATACGAAGCACCTTGCCAGCCAAAGCCGCATGAATCCTAGCCTCACCGTCTGATTGCAGCTTCCACTCATACCCGCCGTAACCGGAAGGGAAGAAGTATTCAGTACGGAATCGTGAGATGTAAGGGCCAAAGGTAGCACCTTGGTCAAGGATAAGCTGAGGGCCGAAGATGTCAAGCAAACTGTTTGGCGCTGGTGATCCGGTTAAGCCCCACCTGCGGTCAAACTTGTCCAGCAAAGGCTTTATTGTCTTAAACCTTTGAGTTTGGGTGTTTTTCATATAAGATATCTCATCCACCGTCAGGATTTGGAAGGGCCAATCTTTGCCATTAAGTTGCGAAGACAGCCAGCCAAGGCCTTCAAAGTTGATAACATATATGTCATGCTGTTGCTTTAAGACTTTAGCCTTGGTTCCACCATGCAGCACGCCAACTGAGTAATCTGCAAACTGCTCCCACTTCTTAGCTTCAGGCGGCCACACGCCATGCACAGGCCTGAGTGGAGCAATGACCAGCATTTTCTTGGCCAAACCTTTAAGCTTCAGGATTCTAAAAGCCGATAGCACAACAGCTGTTTTACCAAGCCCGGGATCCAGCCATAAAGCTGCCGAGCCTTTTTCCACCAGAAACTTTACAGCTTCTTTCTGGTACTCATGCGGTTCCCAAAACATTGTCAATACCTTCCTTAGAGTCAATGATGTGGACGTGGTGGCCAAACTTTTGCAAGTCGTTATGCACCTTGTCCTGCAGCGCTGAGGTTTTACCCCCGGGCCGCTTTAGTTCTACCCACAAAACCCCGCCACCTTTCAACGGCACAATACGATCGGGCCAACCACGGGCATAGCGTACGTTCAACTTCAACGTAAGCAAGCCACGTTTCTTGCAAGCTGCAGAGAAGTAAGTCTCCAAATGCCGCTCAAGCAAAACCGCGGTTACCACTGGCAGGGCCCGCCATTGGATTTGCGGAAGTGGCACCACCTGCAGCCATAAGACGGTTTAGGCGCAAAGACGTCATCATTCTCAAGTTTGCCTACACGTGCTGACAGCCAAGCTTGCAATGTTGGAAAGTCTTTGCGTGTGTACGCTGGGTAGGGTGATTGCTTGTTTAAGTCAATGTAGCAAATCTCGGTGGTTACGGTCTCCACTTCTGGGTGGCTGGACAAGATGATTGTTGCATACAACTTTAACTGATCACCGTACTCACGCTCTTTGCCGGTCTTCCAGTCAAGGACGTGGGCTCTGGCGCCATCGAAATACACAGCATCATAGATACCCCTTACCCAAGCCTCGGGGGCCTTGAAGTCACACGGTTGCCAATCTTTGGTTACAGCAAACTCTACCTCGCTGCGTGTTTTCTTTGCAACAAGCTCTTCAAGGTAAGGAAACCAGAACTTGCGTTCATCAGGAATTAGATTGAGATTGATTAAAGCGTCTTCAAACTCGGCGTGAATCATCTTGCCACGTTCCGCGGCGTCGCCTGCCGGCTCATGCCGATGCTCAATGCGAGTCAGCTTATACTTGTAAGGGCAGTCTTCGTATGTTTTGATTGATGAGTTTGAGTATGCCATCACTTGTCTTTCAGAGTATCAGTATAAGGGAAGAAAGGCTTTGGGTTATCAACAACAAGCTTTACTTGCTGCATGCCATTGCGTGTACGAAATCTAGGGTCTTGCAAAAAGATGCTAGGCCGTGGATCGCTTTGCCATTCAAAGGGGCTTACCACATGAGTAGGTTTATTGCTTTTTGCAACAAAGCAACCTTTTTCATGATCATATTTTATTAGTTCCATTATTTGCATCTTTTAGTTTTTCATAGTATTGTTTAGGAAATGGATCTTTTTTATCTAGCAATTGTCTTAACCATTCAGCGCCGCCAAGATGATTAAAAACAATGAATTGTCTATCTGACATTCGTATTTGTCTGCCTATCAAAGGCTCAGGCGGTTTAGGTCTGGGCACCTTTCATACTCCTTACGTATGCGGCAAAGCTTGCCATTGTGTCTTTTTCAAACGCTTTGAAGTTGTCAACTTCTTTTGCCACTTCTTCAAGGGCGTCGTTTCTGATCTTGTTTGAGATAGGGTCAAGCTGTTTCATAATCATTTGCCGTTTGCGCCAGCCCAACGCCTTTTCAAGCTCGTTAAACGCCTCATCTTCTTCAGTCATAGCGGCCTCCAAACATACAAATCCATCAACACAACAATAAGTCCTAACAGAAACACAACCCTTTCAAGCTTTTCCCAGCGTGTCATCATTTGACCTCCTGATACGTATTACCAATTTTGTAATCACTAACCATAGGCACATCCATTGTTATTGCATTGCACATAGACCATGTTAGGCATTCAGCCTCACGAACCACATGCTCTTCCGGAGCTGAGATAACCAACTCATCATGAACACTAAGCAAAAGCCTGCTGCCTTGACGTTTGCTTTGGTACAGCAGCATGGCGGCCTTGGCCTGATCAGCCGCAGAGCCTTGAATCAAAAGGTTAACCCCTTTGTAGTCAAACTCTCTTAACCTGCCATTGATAATCTTAGGCGGTTCCATCTTGATTAGACGCCCGCCAATGGTTTTCAATGGTTGGTTCAATTTATACCTTGTCCGCATGGTGGTCTGCATTGTCTTGAGGCCCGGAGCCACCGCGGTGGTATATGTATCCACCAATGTCTTTGCCATTTCATAGTCTATCTCCAGCATTTCACTGATTTTCTTAGGGCCTGCGCCGTAAAGAATAGCAAATGATACGCCTTTGGAGTAAGTCCTTGACACCTCACGGCCACTGGCCTCAGTCATCATCTTTGCTGCGTAAGTATGCAGATCAGCACGAGCATCGGCTTGATACTGCTGCATCAATGCACCGCCTTCAAAGTGCGCAAAGATACGCAACTCCTGAGCGTTAAAGTCACATGCAATTAGCTTATGACCTTCATCGGCTAGGATGAAGCTGCGGATGAGTGGGAGGGTTGCCACATCCAAGTCGGGTGGGATCCCAACTTTCGGGTAACGGACAGGCGCATTTTGAAAGTTGGGTGTTGAGGAGAGTCGGCCGGTTCGTGTACCCCCACGCTCACCTCGTACACTGTTCCAGTTTGTGTAGATTCGACCTGTAGATGCAGAAGCTTGTAACCAGGGCTCAATGAAAGTTGACAAACATGTTGATAGGTTGGCTCTATATCTGAGGACATCTTTTAACTCCGTATGGGTGATTAGTTCTTCAAAGGTTTCCTTGTCTGCCCTAGGTTGGCCCTTATCCGTGGTAGGCCACCCATTATCTTTGATCCAGTATTCTGTGGGATAAATACTATTGACCAGCTCTTTATCGCTGTCAAGATTCAACTCAGGAGAACCTAACAATGCGCGAACCCAAACATTACACTTTTCAATATCTATTACTGCTTGCTCTTTTGCTTTTTGCAAACCGACTCGATCAACCCTTACTCCTAACCGGGAGTTTTCAAGTAACATTGGAATCAAAGCCACCTCACGGTGGTAAGCCTCCTGCTGTGCGGGTAAAACCTGCTCGATGAGATACTCATAAAGCTTGCTTGTAAGCCGTACGTCAGCTGCGGCGTATTTGCCTACCAATTCCACGGGGCCACGAGAAATGTATGCGCCCCATGTAGACTTTTTACGACGTGCCTCATCTACATTAGCAAGGATCCACTCCTTCAGCTCATCCCTTTCGTTAGGGATATCCAAGCTCCAAGTAACAACCAAGTCTTTTAGAGATAAAGACTGAACGTGAGGATCGTGGAGAAAAGCAAGAATAAGAGTATCATGTACACGCGTGGTGTCCTGTGGGATGGGTACATCCAAATGAGTTTCAGCAACATCAAGGTCAAACATAGCGTTATGAAAACAGATGTCGCGTCCACTATCATAGATCAACTCCATCATAGCTTTGACAGCTGCTTGCGTTGTGTTATTGCCTGTGAGGTGGCCAAAGGCGTGGTAGCCATCTGGGTATTCACCTTCAGGGTCGTAGACGGCCAAGCCAACTGGCACCGGAGGATACTCCGGCCGTGGGCCAATAGCCATTGTTTCAAAATCAAGATAAACAGGTTTCATAATGAAGGCGGGGTACTTGCCGTAGGCTTTCCCCCAGCGCTTTAGTACTTTGGATTGCCATCCACAGCTACGGCGGCATCAACTTCTTCGTTAACAGCACCGGCTGAGTCAATTGCCTTTTGCACTTCTGTCTTGGCACGCTCAATCAATGCGCCAATGACAGCGTTATCCTCAATAGCCTTGACCATGTTAAAAACTACCTTGAACTGTGTCTTGGCATCTGGTGCAACAGCAACTTCACTGATCACACCAAGCGGTGGACGCTTCAGTGTTGCAGCCAAAGTCTGCGCGTATGTTGCGTAGTTCTTTAAGCTGGTAACGGGCGGACGCAGTGCTGCAACCTCAGCAGCCTTGACGGCATCAACACTGCCAATGCTATCAGCAGGGATTAGCAGCAGGCGACGTGTTTCACGGCAAGCTTTGCCTTTACCGCCATTAGCGGCGGAGCCCCACTCATTCTTAGGACAGCCTTCGCAGGTTGCATGCTGAACTGCAGGTGATGCGGATGAAGGAGCCATGCCTGTTGCCGTTGCGCTAATTGCAAAGCAATCAGGGCCTGTGACCTTAGTAGGATCATAACGGCTGCTGTAGTACAGACGCTCAATGGGAGCCGCCAATACGACGCAGGCCAGCTTGTTGCCAGTGATTACATCACCACGGTATGTGAGGTTACCCCCCTTGGTGGAAAGAAATGCAGTGGCGAGGCTGCTTTGCTCGGCCTTTACCGATTCAATGGCCAATGCGGCGAGCTGGTCTTCAAACAAAGCCAGTTGTGTAGTAGTCTTAGACATACAATTCCTTAAAGTTAAACAAGAGATTATTTACGACGAACGGTAAGTTCCCAGACCTCAGATGCTTCGGTCCCGGGGATGGCCTCACCAGCTTCCCACCGCTCACGGAAGGCTGTTGAGGAAAGCCGCTTATGCAGCAATTCGAATTGGCTTGTCTGTGCGACATAGCCGTAAAAAGCTTGCCAATCTTTGATGGCAGGGTGCTTGGTCATTTTCATAGAGCATGATGCTTTATCGGATGCCGCTTGGCTAATGCCTGCATCAGACATAAGGGCCATGATGTCACCTTCAAGGCGACCGAGCTTGGCCGTCATGTCTTTGATTGTAGTAGAAAGTTCTTCACGCGCATTTTTAGTTGCAACGTAATCATCAATCAATTCTTTAATGTTCATGGCTTTGCTTTCTGTTGTTCTGTTTGTATGATGGCCAACATCATGGCCTCAGGGGCTTGCCAACCCATGGGCTTGATGACGTCGTATTGTGAGCCGCGCAATGACCTAATGTAATCATTGGCTGGTTCTTTGTTCATGTTTGCTTCGTGTACCACATTAAAAAGCTGGTCAAAAGGTAACCCCATAGCATGGCTGCAACCCATGGTGACGTAGACAAGATCGACCAAAGCATCAGCAGCATCAACAAGGCTATTCTCCTCGCAAGCACGAAGGTATTCACTAAGCTCTTCCATGATGAAGCGAGCAAAGTAACTGGCCTGCTCAGACGAGAGCAGAGTAGGTGTAGTGGAGATTGGCAAACCCATCTTGCGACGGAATGCCAATACCTTTTCTGAATTAGTCATATGCATAATCATTTGCTGTTGCAGCGCGGGCTGCGCATTCTTTTGACATGTGCGCCTCATACGCATTGCGGTTGGCTGGGTTAAGCGTTGCTGTAATGTCATTGCCATCCATTAAAACGCAGTAGTCAAAACCGCGATGCGTAGGGGTATACATAACAACAATGTCGCGTTCAATATCACCATCACCCCACTCGGCTTGCCAATTGTCTAAGCCATAGTGATCTAAGGAGTATTCGTATTCATCTGGCATAGTAGGTTTTGGTGTTGCGTAAATAACGTATGCGCTGAGGTGGCCAAGGGCGCGTGCTGCTGCCATGCGCAATTCCAATTGCTCTTTCCACGACGCCAAGACAATGGCATCAGCAGGTGCGTCAATGACAAAAGCCTCAAGGCCTTGGTAGATTTCCTGCAGCTCGATAAGAGGGATGGTTACAGTTTTAGTCATACGGCCTCCACTTGGTTGAGTAAGTCTTGCAACCACAATGGCTGCTGGTCTTTGCCTTTGTTGTACACAAGCGGCATGGTAGCAATTTTGCTAGCGTAATAGCGACGATATGATGCGACGTGGTCGTTGCTTTTGAATTCATCGGGCATTGCCAATGTAGGTGGAGACCATTTGGTAGGAAGCATGAGCATGGCCTCGGGGCACACTAATAATTCGGCGTGTAGTACATCATTGCTTTTGTGGCCGTGGCCATAGCGGTACTTGAATTCACGGCCAAGGAAACGTGCAAGATCGCTGACCCAGTTGTAATGCAACCGTGATTCGCGAACCCAGACGGCTGAGGGGTGATTGGCATGCGTGGGGCGATAGGATACTTTGTCGCCGTTGCCGTAGAAGTGATGCGCAGTTGCAAGCAGCTGGCATGATTCGATAAGCATTTTGCCGACATGCTTGTCGCAATGCATAACTGCCGCAATGCTGGGCAGATGGTGTAAGAAAAAGATGTTCATACAATACCTTTCAATAATCAAAAAAACAGGAGGACTAGTAACGTGAGATTAAATTGTACAACAATTTTGGGGGCCGTGTGAGGTACCCCCAAAAATATTATGACAATGCCAAGAGGGCGTCAACAGTTTGTTGCTTAACATTCACACCGCCGCCAAACCAAGCATTGGCCAACCGCGCATCGCCGGTGCGAGCTGTTTCCCAATCCATCAGCTGAGTGACGGCATTTAAAGCGCCCCATGCTGTGCCTTTGGCTGATTCCAACTCAGCGCCAATGCCTGCACCTTCGAAGAGAGCCAATGCTCTGGCTGCTGCGCGTGAAGGATTCTTTTCATCGCCGCCAAGGATCTTGGTGAAGATGGCCTGTGCCTGTGTGGAGCCAACCTTGATTGAAGCCAAGAACTTGGCCGTTTGCTCGAACATGCGGAATGTTTCGTTGCTGTTGGCCAACTCGGCCTTGATGGCCTCGGGGCGGAAGATGGAGTTGTGACGAACGCTGACGTTGGCCTTGCCTTTTTGCTGTGCCAGCTGCAAAGTGTTATTACATACAACACGAACGCTGGTGAGGCGAGCCTGAGTGGCCAGAGAGCCATCAGCGGAGCTAGCCAATAAGAGATATTGGTTAACCTTATCGCCTGCAATGTTGAACTCGCCATCCATCTTGGCGAGGGCCCAGTAATGCGCGCCATTGCGTAGGACGCCGGCTGTTTCAAGGTGAGCAATATTGCCGACCATGTCGCGGAAGAATTCGAGGACCTCGATCGGCTGAACGATCTTGTATTGGCTAGACACCAAGCCTAAAGGCAAGTTGCTGTCTGTGCGATACATTACTTTCTTGCCGTCATAAGGCAGGGCCTGCGCCTTGAAGCCGTTCCACACACTGGCTGGAGGAGTGAACTGCACATCAGCGGTAGCCAATTGGAAGTCAAGGCCAGATTCTTCGGCCCATGTTTCAATGGATGAGTCAGCAGTCAACTGCTGGCCAAGACCGTGCCATGGAGTTTCACCAACGTAAGCGATTGCAGCCTTGCCGGAGATTGTGTTTGCGATTAAGTGTGCCATGATAAATACCTTTCAAAAGTCAGTTAAGTTACAGCAATCTGAAGTTTGTTGCTGTAAGTGAATTATATAGCCATTCTCGTGATTGAAAACAGGTTTTTGCAATTATTTTCAACTTTTTTGCATTTATTTTTGAATACCTGTGTTTTCAAAAACTGCAGCAGTTAGTGCTTCTGTATACTTTTGTTTCTCGAGGTAACAGTTACTCAAAAGACCGAAAAGAAATACTTTTGACCGCCACCGCAGCTGATGTATATTACTTACCCCACCGTCTGCCGTACAGGGTAGATTTTTATTGATAAATTGGAACATTATGACTATTGACATTACGCATGGCCACCATTGGCCGAGCACCGCCACACTCAATATAGCCTGCACACAGGCAAAAAGAAAGGATCTAGAGGTAAGTCTAGACCCTTATAAAGTAGGCAACTTGCAAAGAAAAGCACTATGTCATCAGGTTTTGCAGCACTAACAACACAGCCGACAGAATTATACACTAACTTCCTAGCGGCAAGGGCATTTGAGGACAAAGATATACAGGCGCTGGGCCTATCTTTGCTTGACCCCGAGGAATGTTACCAATTACTAGGCCACACTCGTGAGTGGAGCATCAAAATCCCGTATTTTGATATGCTGGGCCAAGAAACCGGCTTTAATCGGGTCAGGATACTGACACCGAAGGGCAAAATGAAGTATTCTCAGGCTCGAGCCAGCGGAAGCCACGTATACTTTCCACCCACCATAGGTTGGAAGCAGGTCGCGCAGGACGTAGATGTTCCTATCATCATCACCGAAGGTGAGTTCAAGACATGGGCCATTACCAAGCAAATCAGCAAGGACACCCTTAACTACGCCACATTAGGTTTAGCCGGTGTTACAAGTTGGACTGACAAATCTGGTTTACACCTTCACAAAGACCTGATGAAGATCATTTGGCAGCGTAAGACCAGCTTTGCTGAGAAGCACCGCAAGGTCTATATTGTCTTCGACTACGATGGAGCAGGCGAGGATGGTGAGCCCAATGAACAGGTTGGCATGGCCGAAACCAAGCTTGCTGTCACGCTTCGAGGGCTAGGGGCTGAGGTACACCTTTGCCGTGTTGGCAGGTTCGGAGCTGGTAAGGGCACCAAGTACGCCATTGATGACCACCTACAAGCCGGCGGCAATCTTGGCCAAGTCCTCACCAGCACTAGCACGGTGATGAACGGCATCGACACTTTGGAAACCAAGCTTTATGAGTTCAAAACGCAGTACGCCCTCATCAACGGCGATGTGATCAGACTCAAAGACGGCTTAATACTTGGCTGGAACAAGGCTCGTATAGACGCAGCGCAGGATTACTTCGTGCAAGTTACACAGCGGCCTAATGGTGGCACCAGTAGCAAGACCATCTACATCTTGGATGCCTATAAGGACTGGGCAAAGCGGTGTGATCTGGATGGCGTAGGCATGTTTCCCGAGTATCAAGGGCTTACTATCACCCCGACAAGGCATTACAACCTGTTCAAGAACTGGTCCAACGAGCCTACCGTGGGTGATCCTACACCTTACCTTGAGTTTTGCCAATACTTCTTTCGTGATGAGCCTGCTTTTGCCGACTACTGGCATAACTGGGTGGCCAATGTTGTACAATTCCCATGGAGAAGGAACTACACCACACCGCAGTTTGCTTCTTCCATTGAGGGCATCGGCAAATCAGCCATCGCCGAGTTTATAGCCGAGATGCTAGGCATTGGGGACGGCGGGCCTGCTGCTATCATCGGGCCTGATGAGCTATTTGGCAACTTCAACGGCATGTTAAAGGGTAAGATCTTCATAGTCGTGAACGAACCATCGTCTGATCGTGATGACCACTCGGCGAAGCTTAAGAACTACATCACATCTAATGAGCTCACCATCAACAATAAGTACGGCGCTCAGTACGCCATCACCAACTACATCAACTTCGTATTCACGACAAATAAGAGCTACGTCACGCACATGGGGGATACCGCAAGGCGTGAAGCTATCTATAGTCCGGCTAGCTTGTCCAACCAAGAAACACATCCCAAGGTCGTGGCTTTAATGCGCTGGGCCAAGGCGCAGCAGGGCTTTGGCATCATGCTTAACTGGTACATGAATCGTGATATATCTGGCTTTGATTGCAAGCAAGCTGCACCAAAGACTCAGTATCGTGAGACTGCGATCCAGCTTTCCAAGACTCCACTTGAAGCTTTTGCATTAGAGCTTAAAGCTTGGGTCAATGATCACCTTGAAGGGATGGCGGCGTTCACCGCGCCCCAGCTGCAGGTTTTATGTGAGCGTTGGGGCCACGATAGCCGAGCCAAAGCGCAATACATACGTAAGGCTTTGCAACCGCAAGGGACAATTGATCCAAGTAAGCTCATAAAAGTGCATGGTAAACCTTCACGCTACACCACGTTTATCACGTCTGAGGTAACATTAGCTCGAAGGGTCGAGCCGACTTGGTCACAGGTTGTCACGAGAACAGAGGACGCACTGCAGCGTGAATTGGAGCAAAATGGTAGTTTCTGATGTCAAGCACTTGTTACCTGTTACCAAACTGTTACTTCTGAAAGCCTTATCTGGATTGAATAGTAACAAGGTAACAGTAGGTAACTATTATTTTATAAAGTATAGTATATATAGTAATAGTGTATAGCTATATAGTTTTCTGGACCATATGTTACCTTGTTACCGTTACCTGCAGCAATAAAATGTACACACTTCCAACTCTAGGATTACAATCCGCACATGACTACAAAGACACAATCTGAGAACGGTAAGTTCTTGGGCCGTCCTTCAAAGTACGACCCTGCATACTGCGAGCAAATCGCAGCTCTTGGCAAAGAGGGCTTATCGCGTTGGCAAATCGCATCGAAGCTTAACATCGGATGGCGCAATCTCCAAAACTGGGAAGGCGCACACGACGATTTTCGGGCTGCATTGGAAGAAGCACGACTTGATGCGCTGTGTTACTGGGAAGAACTCGCACAGAATCACATGGTTGAGAACCCTGGCGGGCCGAGACTTAACACTGGGTTGTGGAGTCGTAGTATGTCGGCGCGTTTCCCTGATCAGTACCGTGAGAACTCTAAGCTCGAGGTCACAGGCAAGAATGACGGGCCAGTTCAAGTCGACATGGTGCATGACTTCTCACAAGCCTTGTTGGATGATCTCCTAGCTACGCGCCAAGCTGATGCTAAGTCAAGCAAGAGCAAGTGAGTTCGCCGATCGGATCCGCAAGGGTCCTGATCTTAACCTCATGGCGGATGAGCGCAAAGCTGTGCACAAGGCTCGACAAGATTGGCTCAGAATTGCCAATGACCATCAAATTCCTCCACCCGGAGATTGGTGGACTGTATGGCTTTTACTCGCAGGCCGAGGCGCAGGCAAGACTCGCGCAGCTGCAGAGTGGCTATGGTACGAAGCTTGGACGCATCCTAAGACTCGATGGTTAGTCTCCGCGCCTACATCATCCGATGTCCGCGACGTTTGCTTCGAAGGCGACTCAGGTTTGACAACGGTGATCCCAGAGCAGCTGATTCACCACTACACGCGATCCTTGCATGAGATAGTCCTCATTAACGGGTCGCTGATCAAGGGGATTCCGGCGTCTGAGCCCTCACGATTCCGCGGTCCGCAATTCCATGGAGGCTGGTTCGACGAGCTTGCTGCATGGGACTACCTTGACGAATCCTGGGACATGATTCAGTTTGGTATGCGCTTAGGTCAGAAGCCTAAGATGCTATGCACCACAACGCCTAAGCCTAAGCCATTGATCGTGGATCTGGTGAACAGAGATGGGGAGGATGTGATATGTACCAAGGCCAGCACGTACGACAACATCCACAACCTCGCCCCATCGTTCAAAGCGCAGATCCTGCAGTACGAGGGTACGAAGCTCGGACGCCAAGAGATCTACGCCGAGATTCTAGATCCTGAAGAGGCTGGCATCATCAAGCGTGACTGGTTCAAGCTATGGGACAACGAGAAGCCGCTGCCTAGATTTGAGTACGTGCTTCAGTCTTATGACTGCGCGACCAGTGACAAGACCAAGAATGACCCGACGGCCTGCACGGTGTGGGGTATCTTTAGGCCAAGTCCCGACAAGGCTATGAGTGTTATGCTCATCGACTGCTGGGAGGAGTACATGCAGTATCCTGAACTGCGACCTAAGGTGATCGAGGAGTCCACCGCCATTTACGGTGATGAGAATGAGTTTGGTCACGGGAAAAAAGTAGACATGATCCTCATCGAGGACAAGTCCGCCGGCACGCAGCTTATCCAAGATCTGCAACGCGCCGGTCTGCCTGTGAGAAGCTACAATCCCGGGAACGCGGACAAGACTACACGCCTCAACATCGTGGCTCCCATCATAGCCAAAGGCCGTGTCTACATTCCCGAGTCCTCGGTCAACGCAGGCATGGCTCGTGATTGGGCCGAGCCTTTGATCAGCCAGCTATGCGCCTTCCCCGAAGTCCGGCACGATGACTTGGTGGACTCCACATCTCAGGCGTTAAGGCTTTTGCGAGACTTAGGGTTAATTTCCATCGACCCGGTATACAATCCGGATGACGACTACGAAGAAGATCGTCCTAAGCGGGTAAACCCCTACGCCGTCTAACTTAAGGTGCGCACATGGCAGCAATCTACGATCCGCAAGGTAACATCATAGGCGATGACGGTGGTCCTACACTAGATCAAATGAATCTAGAGCTGTCAAAGCAGAACAGACTTACGCCGCAGCAGATGGAGAAGTTCGTAGCTCCACAGTCCTTGGCATCACAGATCCCCGGCTACGGCCGCCCAGTCCCGCCATCACAAACGCCGCCTGACCCGTTGGGCTCAGCTGCTGGTAACTTTACTGAGTTGGCCACCAAGTTCAATCCGCTAATGATGGCCAAGTCCATGCGTGAAGCTGCAGGTATCATCACCGTGCCTGCTGTGGCTGCGGTCAAAGGCGTTGGTGAAAGCTTAACCACATCACCTGCTGGCACATTTACATCAGGCAAAGCGCCTGCATACGCCGAGAAAGTTGCCACGCAGTTCATGCAACAGAACGCGCCGCAAACGCCAATGGCGCAGGAATTCACAAGCGCGATTGCGCCGTACATGGCTGATCTGCCTGCGTACCTTGGGCAGATGTCAACTGGCCGCCCAGCATTTACCCCTAATGATCTGCGGGTTATGGGCGCTGAGGCCACGCGTGTAGGCAGGCAAGTCAAGGATATACCTACAGACTTTGTGAACGCGCAATCTGGCATGCAAAGGTTAGACCCAATCACAGGTCAGCCTACATACGGCGCTAAGCTCCAAGGCGTTGCTGATAGCATTGGCGACATTATGGCGCAAAGGGAAATGCAAGGGTTGCCACCTATCCCTGGGCTCCCAGCTTCCATGCAGCCAACAAACCCTAAGCTATATGCCATGCGACCTGAAGGGTCAAGGATTACATCTGCCACACTGCCTGCAACTGCAAAGCAAGATGCTGCGACTTACACACCTGCACGTGATCTTGTTCGTAGTGTCATTAGTGATACAAATATGACGCCTGTACAGGCATTGGACGAGATACAGCACAACATTTTAGGTAAACCTGAATCAGCGTCTGCACGCAGAGCGTTCGAGTCTTTCCTTAAAACAAAGGCCAATGAGATGTTTCCTGACGCCCCATCAGAAGGCGCGGCATTGGCGGCGTATAAAGCCAGATTCGGCGATAGGGAAGCATCTGCTGCGCACTCATTAGAGATGTACGACGAGTTCTTAAATACGCCTAAAGGCATGCAATACAGAGCGGAGCTTGACTTACCGTCTGCAGAAGAGTTGCCTGCAATGCATGAAGCTGCAGCCAATTGGCTTAATTCCCAGTTTACCAATTACATCATTGAGAAGGTTGGCACGCCTAATGAGCCTGCAGCCAAGCTGGCAAGCCAAGGCTTAACGTTTTACCCGCCATCAGAAATATTTGATAGCGCAAACATGACAGGTTCCATAGTTAGCAATAAGCGCGCTGCAGCAGGCATGCCAGTCAAAACACCAACTGATGAGGCATTGGTTGCAGCAAATCAGCAGTTGTCTGACTTGGTACAACAATCTGCTGACGCTGCAACTCGTAAACGTGAGCAGGAGGCAATTGCCCAGCAGCTAGGTTACGGCGCAGTTGACCCTAATACAGGTGTTGTGCCTGAAGGTATGAATCTTGGAAGGTATGAGCCTTTTGCACAGGCATCACGTGAGTCTGATAAAGCAAACGCCGCGTATAGAAAGCAACAAAAGGTGGTTGACAATTTGCGTTTAGGCTCTGCGTATGAAGCTGCAACTGACATTGCAATTAACGCAGACACCGCCAAGAGCTTGAAAGAAGACCTTGGATACGGTGAGCAGCAGTTTTACCCTGCACTAATGCGAACACCTGATGAAGAGCGTGTGTATATGGCATCACCACAACGATTGCGTGAGCTTGGGTTTGGTGACCTCGCAAAAAGCTTTTACAGCGATGTGATGTCGCGTAAAATAAAGTTGGACAAAGTTCCAAAGATGACTGTTGAAAAATATATACGCGATACTGCTGAAGGTCGTATTGCTAAAGAAAAGCTTGCGCAAGCTAAAGAGAAGCAATTTAAGACGGATGCTGATAACCAGTTTGCACGAAGCGCGGCGTTGTATATTCCTAATGACAAGGTCTTTGGCAACGTTGGCGCGTTGGAGATCACCAATCGCTTTACGCCTGAGCAAGTTGCGCAATTAGTTAGTGAAGACACTTTGGCTTTGGACGTTTGCATTGGCGAAGGCGGTAATGTTAAAAATAAGCCAAACCCTTGGCATCCCGGCACCGGTGATCGCCAGTACATTCCAATTTATGACATTGTTACAGGCCAGCGTGACCCGAATGCAACCAGCCCAAGAGGGACATACATTAACGCTGTTGCAAATGGCTCGCAAATGGTTAGCTTTAGAGATGTAGTTACAGGTGAGCCTGTTGCCATTTTTGACTTTAACCCTAGCTCATCTGGTAAGTATGACATTAACTTTGCGTCAGGTCGCAAAAACGGTGCTGTTAAGACTGAGTATGTTGAAGGCATTAAGTCTTATCTGAACAGCCGTGAAGATAGAATTCGTGGTGTTAGCGATAAGATGAATGAGAACTTAGGTATCTACGATAGCAAGCGTATGTCGAACAGTGCGCTGGCCGCTGTTGTTAATACACCTGTGACTACGTTTAAAAAGTATGACCTGTCAGGACTGCCGCGGTTTGTCACAAGCAGCGACATTCGCAATTATGTTGAAGAGCTTAAAGCTAATGCGCCGCAAGAATCAGCACCTGCAGTCTTGTCGCAACGGCCTAGTGAAAGCTTGTCAGCGTCTACTTCAGGCGCTGTGGCGTCGTCAATCGACAATACACTTGATTCTCAAAGACGCGCATTTGATGAGGCAGGGGAGAGCAATCAGTTTGTTCAAGCAGAAACATTCTTTAGTGGCATCCGTGATTACTTTGATTCGTATCAAAACTTGCAAGGTCCAGTTCGTGCATTAGAGCTTACTAATCAACGACTATATGATCTTGAGAACGAATACGCCAATAGCCCACGTATAGTTGCCAACATTATTGCTGAAGGCATTAGAGACTTACAGCAAACTTTAGGGTTGCAAGCAGATTACGTAGCCGCGCGTATAGCCGCTGAGGAAGCGGCACAACCTTTTGCTTTTGAGCAACGTGGCGACCCAATGCCTAATTTAGACACGCCAGAACTGCTTACTGCGTACCGCGATCGCTTATCGCCTGCGCAAGTAGATTGGTTACAGGACTTTGCAGCTCGCTGGGAAGATGCAACCACACCTGAAATTACTGGCAATATGATTGACGAGTACGCAAATTGGCGAGAAAACAATCGCTTATTGCCAGAAGTAAGACCTGATTACTTGCGTATGACGCATGATGCAGCGTTGGCAGCTGATAGACAATGGGGTGTGCAAACTGCTGACGAAGTACGCGCCGCTTTGCGCTTTATTTCAGAAGGTCGTGGGGAGATTGACAGGGCGCTTGACCCCGCAAATGACACCGATGCGTATATTCGCGCTCTACGGCAACAGGCAGACGCTGCTGTTAACGGTAGTGCAGAGATAGTATTGAATGAGTTGGCTGATCAAATGGAAAGTGCGTACATACGTGATTGGGAGCCAGCAGATGCGCAGCCACCTGCGCGTCGACCTCAGGCTTTTGACTTTGAAAATACTGTGGATACAGCCGCTGATGAGCTACGCATTTTAAGTGAGACCATTGCTCGTCGCTACGCTGAAATGGCGCGCAATGTAGCTGCGCAATATAACCCGCAGGTAGACCCTGTAGGCTACGCTAATGCGTTGCGCGCAGAAAGTGTGAACGCTACCCATGCTACTATTACGCGTGAGTTAAATAGACTAGCTGATGACGTTGAGGCAACTGCGCAACCACGCCCTGCAGATCTTGATAATCAACGTAATGATCGTATATTTCAACTTGAAAACGCGATAAATGATCCGGAATTAAACCCTAATGATCTGCGCTTCTTGGCAAATGAGTTAAGCAACCCATTGAATCAAGCGGCAAACAATCACTGGATCTCTTTAGCGGAAACTGAACGTCGCGATTACGCGCAAGCACTTCGCCAACGCGCCAATTACATTGAGTTTAACCCTCGTGATCTCGCGCAACGTATTATTGGTGAAGAAGCGCCTGGGCATCGCGTAGACGCCTTAACATTGCTAGAGAATAATGACTACGATCATGAGGTGTTACGAGGTTTAGCACCTATCGAGCGTGCTAGAGCGGCTCAAGCAACTGCTCTTGAAATGCAGCGGTTATTAGAAGAGCCGCAACTTAGAGCACTGAATCCAAATGGTGTACCGCCTGCCCCTGCAATGCGACGCTTTGAAGTTGGAGACTTTAACCTCTTTGTTAATTATCTACGCGAAAACGCGCCTGCGCCTACTGCACGTGATGTTGGCCACATTAGTGAAACTATTGCTGATGGCATAGGTTTTCCTGACGTAGATGAAGCTCTTAGAGAACAGCCTGCGGCGTTTGCAACTCGACTTAACGAGGCCGCAGAGATAGAGACTAATCCTACAACTGCGCAAGCGCTTAGAGACTTGGCTAACATGGTTGATTTGATTGAGCCGCCTATTACGCAAATACGCCCTGATAGACCTGTACCAGATCAAGGCGCCATTGCGCAGATAAGCCCTGAGCAATTAGATGTTCTATACAATAACTACGTTAGAGATTATCAACGCTTGCTTGACAATGGCGAGATTACTGAACAATGGCAACCTGCTGAGTTAGCGGACTTTATTCGAGGCGATGATGAGATTGGCACGCATAATCCAACACAGGCACAACGCGAGGCGTTAGCGCAACTTGTTGAGACACGTGGCTTACCTGAAGCTCTTGCTAGAAACGCTGAGTATAGTGCAACAGCTGAAGAGATTGTAAACTTGCTTGAGGACGGTTACTATACAGACACGCCTAATCCGCGTGCTGCTGTTCGTTTAATTCGACAGCATTTACGTGCGTTGAATCGCAGTGGCGAACAGGCATTTGAAGACATCTTAGGCATGGCCACAACAGGATATGAATGGTCACCTGAGCTTATGCAGGCTCTTGAAGTTAAGCTTGAAGCGCTTGTTGCAAGATACCAAGGCATGGACGACTACGCCAATGGCGGTCCAGTTCGTGGCTACCAAGCCGGTGGGTCTGTCAAAAAGCCTGACGTGCCAACGCCTTGGCTATTCAGTGTCCCGACTTACTCGGAGACTGTAGCTTATGAGATGTACCCCGGCCAAAAAGGGCAAGATGACCAGCGGGATGCAGCAAGGCATATGTTGGCAGCAGGCACCCTTTCACGTAAGTATGGGCCTAAGACAGCTGAATTCCTAGGCAAAGCACACGAGTTCACGACTTCCCCGCTTCAGGCTGTCAAATCCATGTTTGGAGGGCAAATGCCAGCTGACTATGGTATGGATACCCACAATAACCGCTTTGGAGCAGAGCTGGGGCAACGTGCCAAGTCTCAGGCCGAGCTGGAAGATCTCGTACAGGCGGAAGCTGAACGTGCATCTCGTACACAAACTCAGGGTCAAGCCTTCATTAAAAAGGCAAATGGTGGTATAGTCCAACAAAATCCGACTACCGATCAAATGCGATACGCCCTCACGATGCGGAGAAAATAACTTATGGCCACACAGATGCCAATTCCACCGGACTTCGATCGCTTTATCGAGCCCATGTCAGACGATGAAGCCGAAGCCGCTGGGCCTTCTGCTCTCACCATGTTCGATGAGATGGAAGATGAGACTCCGGAAGTAGAAGAATTGCCCGACGGCTCGGCCATCGTAAGAATGGAAGATGATTCCAAGGGGCCTGAAGGCGAACCGGACTTCTACGAGAACTTAGCTGACGTGCTTGATAGTTACGACCTCAGCAAATTAGCTCACAAGTACGTTGATCTGATTGAGAAAGACAAGGAAGCTCGCGAGGAGCGTGATAAGCAATACGAAGAAGGCTTGCGTCGTACGGGCTTAGGCCACGATGCACCGGGCGGAGCGCAGTTTACCGGAGCCAGCAAGGTTGTCCACCCACTCATGGCTGAGGCATGCGTTGACTTCTCCGCTCGAGCCATCAAGGAACTATTCCCTGCTGATGGGCCGGTCAAAACCAAGATCATTGGCGAGACTACGGATGAAAAGGTAGAACGCGCCGAGCGTAAACGCGACTACATGAACTGGCAGCTTACTGAGCAGATCGAGGAATACCGCGACGAGGAAGAGCAGCTGTTAACTCAGTTGCCGCTTGGTGGTAGCCAATACATGAAGATCTGGTACGATGACCAAAAGCGCAGGCCTTGCGCTGAGTTTGTGCCTATTGACAACGTGTACTTGCCTTTTGCAGCTGTAAACTTTTACACTGCAGGCCGCGTCACTGAAGTCCAAGACATTACGCAAGAGACTTTTGAAGAGCGCGTTGACACCGGTTTGTATATTGACATTGATATTGTTCGCGCCAGCATGGAGCCTGAAGAGTCCAAGTCCGAGAAGGCAAACAATAAGATTGAAGGTCGTAAGAGCCAAGCGGATAACGTAGACGGCGTGCGCCGTGTATACCACATCTACACTTGGCTAAACCTTGATGATGACAACTACTCAGATTCAAAGCGTGCGCCGTACATCTTGATGATTGATGACCTAACAACCGAGGTTGTTGGCTTGTATCGCAACTGGTCGGATGGTGATAAGACCATGACCAAGCTGGACTGGTTGATCGAGTTTAAGTTTATTCCATGGCGGGGGGCTTACGCAATCGGCTTACCGCATCTTATTGGTGGCCTATCTGCAGCACTTACTGGCTCGTTGCGTGCACTGCTTGATTCAGCGCATATTACCAACGCGCCTACAATGCTTAAGCTTAAAGGCGCCAAGATGTCAGGGCAGTCGCTAGTCGTTGAGCCTACGCAGGTCAGTGAGATTGAGGGCGCACCGGGCATTGACGATATTCGCAAGATTGCCATGCCATTGCCATTTAACCAGCCCTCTCCTGTGCTGCTTGAGTTGCTAGGTTGGTTAACCACCGCTGCAAAAGGCGTGGTTACTACAAGCGAAGAGAAGATTGCAGACATTACATCTAACGCTCCAGTTGGCACAACACAAGCTTTGATTGAGCAAGGCGCCGCGGTGTTTAGCGCTGTGCATGCAAGACTCCACGACTCACAACGCCGAGTGTTGAAAGTTATTGCAAGGTTGAATAACTGGTACTTGGATGAGCAGGTTAAAGGCGACATGGTTGAGGACTTGGATGTCACCAAGGAAGACTTTGCTAGGAACTCCGACATTGTTCCAGTGTCTGACCCTCACATCTTTGCTGAGACGCAACGGTATGCGCAGATCCAGACTTTGGCTGCACGAGCTCAGGCCAACCCTGACTTGTACAACCGCCTTGCTGTTGAGAAGCGAATCCTTAAGCAGATCAGGCTGCCTGATGTCAACGAGGTGCTGCCTGATCCTAACGACGTGAAGGAAATGAATCCTGCCTTGGAGAACGTGGCCATGACTTTTGGCAAGCACGCCGGCGCTTTCCCAAGGCAAGATCATTTATCCCACATTCAGGTTCACTTGGATTACTTGCAAGACCCCATGTATGGTGCCAATCCAATCATGGCTCCAACTTTCATACCGCTATGTTTAGAGCATGTCAAGCAGCACTTGACTTTGTGGTACCTTAACCAAGTTGATTCTTATAGCAGCGCTGCGTTGAACAGACCATTCAATGTTTTGAAAGAGCAGACACTGCCGCAAGGCGCGGATCAGTTGCTTGCCGCAGTTGCGCAGCACGTGCATAAAGATACTGGTGAGACGTTTAAGGCATTGCCACCTATCATTCAGAACGCCATTGCTGCTATCAAGCAATTGTCAGGCCAACCGCCTACCGATCCCGCAACTCAAGCTTTCATCCAAACCAGCATGGCCGAGACACAGCGCCGCGCTACCAAAGATCAAGCCGAGATGCAATTGGAAGCTGCTAAGCTTCAGCAGGACATGCAACTTGCAACTCAGAAACTCCAAGCCGATATGGCTAAGAATACTGAGAACAATCTTACGCAAGAAAGAATTAAGTCAGCGGACCTTACGCGCGATGCCGCTAACTTACAGTATGAGCAGGTTAAAACTGCTTTAGAAGCGCAGAATCTAATTCAACAAACTCTAGGAGCTCAAAATGGCTGATGAAGGCATTAACATGCACAAGCGCTTGGCAATGGGAATGGGTGAGTCCACAGCCATTGCTAAAGGCAAAAGCGTTATTCAAAAATATAAGTCAGGCGGCAGCGTGATGCCTGAGTCTCGTGTGGCTAATTTGCCAGCACGTGGCTCTGCGCCTCCACCCTTGCCTAAGCCTACTGGCAAAATTGCGACGATGAAAAAAGGCGGAGCCGCCAAGAAGATGTCTGGCTTTGCAGTAACCATCGCGATCCCCGTGAAGAAGTCTGCAGGTCGTGGCCGCTAAACATGGCGACGCTTGCAAATTTCATTGGTCTTATTAAGCAAAGGCAAGAGCGAATTGCTGAATCCCTAGTTCAGGGAAACGCAGTCACATTCGAAGCCTACCAGCGCTTAGTCGGCCAGCACCAAGGCTTGGAGGAAGCCTTGCTTATCATTAACCAACTTTTAGAAGAGGAAAAAAATGTCGAATGACATTGAACAGACGCTTGCAGAAGCGTTCCCTACCATAGACCCTTTAATGGCACCGTATGGCGCAAGGATTCTTGTGCAGTTACGAGCAGTTAAAGAAAAAGTCTCATCTGCTGGAATTTTTATTCCGCAGGAAACTAAGGAGACCGAGAAGTGGAATACCCAAGTCGGGAAGATCATTTCAATCGGGCCTCTTGCTTTTAAGAAACGCGAATCCATGGAGTCTTGGCCTGAAGGCGCATGGGCACAGGTAGGCGACTTTGTTCGTGTACCTAAGTGGGGCGGTGATCGATGGGAGATTGATTTCAAAGATGAGCATGGCGCTGAAGGCAAATGCCTTTTCACCTTCTTCAATGATCATGAACTCATTGGCAAAGTCACTGGCGACCCTCGTGACATTAAAGCTTTTATTTAAGCTTTGAAAGGATGATATATGAATGCAACTGAAAAGTTGGAAATGCAGGTTGACGAGACCAAAGATGGCTCGGCAATTGCGCAACTACCCGACGGAATGTCAAATCCCCAGTCTGACGACCAAGATGATGACGAAGATGGCGTATCTGAGGCATCAGGTGACACTGAGGGACCCGGAGACGACGGTGGTGAAGGTTCTAACACAGACGATCCGGAAAGAGAGGCCATTCGTGCCGCTCGACGCGATGAAAGAAGGCTTAAGAAGCAACTTCATCGTGAAAAAGCTCGTGAATCTAATCATTTGATCACGGCTCTGCGTAAGCAGAACTCACAAATGGCGGAGCGAGTAGCTCTTTTGGAGAAACGCACGTCTGGTGCTGAGTTGGCAAGGGTTGATAAGGCCATTGACGACGCAGGCACAAGGCTTGAGTACGCCAAAATGAAGCTACAAGAGGCTGTGAATGCTCGTAATGGTGAAGAAGTTACCAAGGCTCAGCAGCTTTGGTACGACAGCCAACGACATTTAGAGTCTTTGCAGTCATTGCGTGAAACTGCTAACAAGCAGCTTACACAGACTTCACAGAACATTAAGCTTCCCGACCCAATGGTCCAGAAAATGGCCTCTGATTGGATCGATAAGAATAAGTGGTATGACCCGCAATTGAAGGATGCAGATTCTAAGATTGCTCAGACCATTGACGTGGCGTTGACCGAAGAAGGCTACGACCCAGCACTTCCCGACTACTGGGATGAGCTCGACGACAGATTGCAAAAATATTTACCACACCGATATAATTCGGGGTATAGTAATGGTACGAGAAACCAAAGACCGAGATCTGTTGTGACAAGTTCAGGACGTGATACCACTGCGACGACAAGGGCCAACGAATACATCGTTGATCCTAAGCGTGTTGCTGCCATTAAAGAGGCAGGCATGTGGGATAACATCGAGCAGCGAAACAAAATGATTCGCAAGTTCGCAGAATATGACAAACAACAGAAACGGAAATAATCATGGACGATCGTATTAAAAAGAACACCAACGCAGGACGTGAGAATCGTGCATCGCAAGATGAATCACGCGCTGCACCTGAAGAAAAATTTGTTTCTTCCGAGGAACGTCGTAGGATGTTCCGCTCGGAGTGGCTTCAAGAAGCGCTTCCGACCCCTCCCGAGATACCGGGATACCACCTATGCTGGTTGTCTTCTACCAACCAATATGACCCAATTCACAAGCGTATGCGACTGGGCTACGAACCAGTAAAAGCCGAAGAATTACCCGGCTTTGAGCATTTGAAGGTGAAAGCTGGCGAACACACCGGTTTTGTTGCTTGTAATGAGATGCTTTTGTATAAATTGCCTATGGACATTTATCAAGAACTTATGTATGAACTTCATCATCTTGCTCCTATGGAAGAGCAACAGAAGATTAAGATTCAACAAGAACAATTGCTGGGTGAACGTGATAGCAATGGCAAGACATTGGTCACTATTGAAGGCAATGGCACAGGTTTCGATGCAAAAGTTAAACCCCGTCCTGTTTTTGAGTAAACATGACAAAGTTTTTATTTCAATATTTGAAAGGACTCAATCATGAGTGCAACTAATGCGCCGTTTGGTCTTCGTCCCGCGTATCATCCCTCAGGGTTAGATCGCGCTGTGACGCTGGCTGACGGCATCGCTTCTGCCTATAACACGGCCATCTTAAAGGGTCAACCCGTAAAGTTGAACACTTCAGGTAATATTGTCGTCGCTGCTGCTGGGGATTCATTCCAAGGCGCCTTTGCTGGCGTGCAGTTTACTGACAGTACAGGTCGTGCACGTGTATCTAACAATTGGCCAGCAAATACTGCGTATACTGCTGGCTCATGCGTTGCATACTATTACAACGATCCTAACATTGTGTATGAGATTCAAGCTGCTGGTTCGTTAGCGCAAACATCCGTGGGTGACATGGCTGATTTGAGCAACACCACTGCTGGTTCAACCACAACTGGTTTGTCTGCTTGCACCTTGTCAACCACATTGGTTGGCGCTGGTAATAGCGCACAGATGTTGATCCGTGACTTAGCTCCGTACCCTGACAATGCTTGGGGCGATGCGTACACGATTGTGCGCGTAACTATCAACGAGTCGCAGTTCAATGCGTCCGTTGTTGCAGTTTAAAGGAGGGAGTGAACCATGGCAGCTCCAATGCGCAGTACCGACTTTCGTAGCATCGTCGAACCAATTCTTAATGAATGTTTCGACGGTGTCTACGATCAACGTTCGGACGAATGGTCCACGGTTTTCCGTGAACAACAAGGTATTCCACGTAACTACCACGAAGAGCCTGTCTTGTACGGCTTTGGTGCAGCACCTCAGTTGCCTGACGGCAGCCCTGTTGCTTACCAACAAGGTGGCGTGCTGTTCCTCAAGCGTTACCTCTACAATGTGTATGGCTTAGCCTTCGCATTGACTAAGGTATTGGTTGAAGACGGCGACCACATCCGTATCGGTCAAGTTTACGCTAAGCACTTGGCTCAATCTTTGGTGGAAACTAAAGAGACATTGGCTGCCAACGTGATGAACCAAGCGTTTAACTCGGCATATGCTGGTGGCGACGGCGTTCAGTTAAATGCTTCTACGCACCCACTGGTTAGCGGTACAGCAAGTAACTTGCTGAACACAGCTGCTAACTTAAGCCAGACTTCCTTGGAGCAGATGCTGATCCAAGTTCGTCAAGCAGTAGACAACAACGGCAAGAAGATCCGCTTGCAACCTCTGAAGTTAGTGGTTGCTCCCGGTAATGTCTTCCAAGCTGAAGTTTTGCTGAAATCTGTTCTTCGTGCTGGCACAGCCAACAATGACATCAACCCAATTAAATCAATTGGTCTGATGCCTGAAGGCGCTTCAGTTATCTCCCGTTTGACATCTGCCACAGCGTGGTGGGTTCAGACTGATGCACCTGAAGGCATGAAGTTGATGATGCGCCGTGGCTTGGAAAAGACCATGGAAGGCGACTTTGAGACCGACTCAATGCGTTATAAGGCCACCGAGCGTTATGACCTTGGTTGGACTGACTGGCGCTCAATGTACGGTACACCCGGCGTCTAAACCCAAGTGGGGGCAGGAATAAACTCCTGCCTCTTTTCTTAATGTTTGGTCAAACTTTTCAAGGAGCAGACCATGCCCCAGTTTTCAGATGATCTTTTTCTAGGCTCTGCCATTACCTATCAAGGTGCGGACGCCTACCCTGCTGTTGCAACCTTTACTGGCTCAATTGCTACCACCACATTGACCGTCACCGCCATGCTTTCGGGTGACCCAATTACTGTGGGTATGTTCATTGACAGTTCAACGTCGCTTACTAATGGTACCTACATTACTGCTTTTGGCACGGGTACAGGTGGTACTGGTACTTACACCGTAAGTGCTTCACAGACTGTGGCAAGCGCCACAATTATTGGCTCAGGTAATGCTTTGTTGCAAAACCCATCGCCAATGAGCACAGGTGTTGGCCCATTGGGTCGCCTCTACGTTTGGGACGCTGTACCACAAGCAAAGCTGACAACCAACATTGTCGCCGCTGTCATCACAACTGCTACCACGCTCACGCTTGCCGCAGGTGCTGGTGTTACATCCGCCACAATTACAGGCGGTGCAACAGGCTTGCAACTTGACTGCCCTCGTGCGGTTTCTACAACCACTGGTGCTGGTACTCCAACTTCCGTCAACATTACTGTTTCTGGTTACGACTACTACGGTCAAGCCATGAGCGAGGTGATTGCAACAGGAACAGTGGCATCAACAACTGTTAATGGTAAAAAAGCCTTCTACCAGATCTCTAGTGTCACTGCTTCTGGCGGAAGTGTGGTAACTGTTGCGGTAGGTACAACCGACATCTTGGGCGCACCATTGCGTATCATTGATAGAGGCTACGTTACCCGCGCTGGTTGGGACAATACTTTGGCTGAAGATGCTGGAACTATGACTGTTGCCGCTACCGCCACAGCAACCACAACCACTGGTGATGTGAGGGGTACTTATTTGCCCTCGTCTGCTTGTGACGGTATCAAGCGTCTTGTAATGGGAATAGCCCTGCCAGCAATTGCGGCAGGTCCAAATGCAACTCGTGTTGGCGCATTTGGCGTCACACAAGCCTAAGGGGAACGACATGGGTCAATTTAAACCAATGCCTAAGATGATGACCACTGAGCCTTCAGTTGAACTGAAGCTTAAAAAAGGCGGCGCAGTAAAGAAAGCTATGGGTGGAATTATCCCTGAAAAAGCTTCTGCACGTGGTGCGCCTATGGCTGCTCGCCGTGGTATGGCGCCTGCCATGCCTAAGCGCGGTATCGGTATGGGTGGTATCCCCACTCGTATGGAAACTGGTGCAATGCCTGCGCCAATGATGCGTAAAAAGGGCGGTGAGGTAGAGTCTCCTAAGATGCACAAAGCTGAGATGTCAGCTATTAAAGGCATTAAGGGCGATCTTAAGTCTCATGCAGATAAGTCTGCGTCTAAAGCTCATAAAGGTCTGAAAACTGGTGGAGTAATTGAGAAGTACGCTACAGGTGGCGTAATTCAAAAGTACAAAACCGGTGGTAAGATGAAAAAAGCTTACGGCGGTTCTTGCTAATCAAGGTCGGGGCTTCGGCCCCTTCCTTTTAATTGGAGAAAAATATGGCTGATTCGGTTACGAGCCAGACGCTTATCGATGGTGAGCGCATGGTCATCATGAAATTTACAAACATCAGTGATGGCACTGGTGAATCTGCAGTTTTAAAAGTAGATGTTTCTGCATTAACGCCAAGCGCGTCGGGTCAAACTTGCACCAGAGTTACAGTCAATAAAATCTACATTGCCAACCATGGCATGGAAGTCAGAATGTATTGGGACGCCACAACAGATGTGCCGTTCTTTTTGTCCTCGCCCGGTGCAACGCAAATGCTTGACATGTCAGGCTTTGGTGGTATTACCAACAACGGCGGTACGGGTGTTACTGGCGACATTATGTTTAGCACTGCTGATGCATCTTCTGGTGACACATACTGGTGCATTTTGGAAATGGTCAAAGGGTATAACTAATTATGCCAAGCAAATCACCAGCTCAGCATCGTTTAATGCAAGCCGCCGCGCATACAAAAGATGGCTTTGGTGGTGTGCCGCAAAAAGTTGGCAAAGAGTTTGTCAAGGCTGATAAAGGCAAGAAATTTAAAGAAGGCGGTTTATATGCCAACATTCATGCAAAACGTGAAAGAATCGCTGAAGGCTCTGGGGAGAAAATGCGCAGAGTGGGTAGCAAAGGCGCGCCAACGGCTGAAGACTTTAAGCAGTCAGCCAAAACAGCCAAAATGAAAGATGGCGGTGACCCTAGACTCTCGGTCTCTCGTGGTGAGAAGCTACCTACAAGTCAAGGCGCCGGATTAACGAAAAAAGGCCGTGATAAGTTTAATCGTGCAACTGGCTCTAATCTTAAAGCTCCTGCGCCTAACCCAAAAACAAAAGCTGATCAAGGTCGTAAGGATTCATTCTGTGCTAGAATGTCTGGAATGCCGGGGCCTAAGCGCGATGAAAAAGGCGAGCTTACTCGTAAGGCCGCATCTCTTAAACGTTGGAATTGTCCTGGGTGGTAATGTATGAGCACTAGTGGAACAGTTGGCCAAACAACAATCACGGTTCAAAATCTGATTGATCATGGCGCGCGTCGTGCCGGAAAGCTGGCTGAAGAATTAACCAATGAGCAAGTATCGGCATCTAAGGATAGTCTTTACTACTTGCTTTCTAATCTTGCAAATCGCGGCATTCAATACTGGTGTATTGACAAGACAGTCATAGGTCTTAATCCCGACAAGTATGTTTACTATCTGCCAACAGGCACGGTAGATGTTTTGAATTCTAATTACCGAACAGTTACTGCAAATAACACTGGCGCAAACAGTTCTTCTGGCGTTGCAGCCAACGCTTTTGATGGTATATACACCAATATTTGCCAGTTAACCACTAACACGGGCTTTATTGGTATCAACAACGGGTCTGGAAATGACATCTACATGGGGACCGTGGGTATACTACCGGCAATATCCGGCTCAGTGACCCTCTTAATTCAGTCTTCTACCAATGGCACGACTTGGACAACGGTTTACGCGCCCGGAGCAGTTACTTGGGTTGCAGGCACATGGATCTACTATGATTTAGAGCCTTCAGCAAGCACGCCGTATTGGAGAATCTTGCAAACAGCAGGCTCTAATATGGGTGTTTATCAGGTGGTTTTTGGCTCAAATGCCACGGAAATTCCACTTGCACGTTTGAATCGTGATGACTACACAAACCTGCCTAACAAGAATTTTACTAGCGCTTACCCGTTGCAATTTTGGTTTGACCGTAACATTCCGCAGCCTGCAATGTATCTTTGGCCTGCACCGTCGTCATACGCTCCACAAATCGTGGTCTGGAGACATCGGCAAATTCAGGATGTAGGTGATTTATCAGGTGAGATAGAAATTCCTCAGAGATGGTATCTGGCCATTCAGAATATGCTTGCGCATCAGATGGCCATGGAGCTACCTACAGTTCAAGGGGATCGTATCTCTTACCTTGAAGGGCAAGCTGAAAAGTATTGGAATATTGCTGAGCAAGAGGAACGAGACAAGAGTCCGATTTACTTTGCTCCTAATATTAGTTACTATACGAGGTAAGTATGCCACGTACGCTTGATACTCTTGGCAATGCGGTATTAAGTATTGCAATTTGTGACAGGTGTCACATGAAGCGAGCGTATGTTGAATTGATGCCTGACGGCAATAATCCGGGCTTAAAAGTCTGTGATCATGGCTGCAGAGATCAGTTTGACCCATACCGTTTACCAGCGCGGCAGCCTGAAAAGATTGCACTTAGATTTCCAAGGCCTGATGTCAGTGTAGCTGCAAACCAAGACTCGTTGATTACTGGGCCTTATAATACGTACAACATTTCTCCGGAGCAGAATACCGATGATCCAGAGACCAATGGCAACCTTGATAACCTGAGTCCGTAATATGGCCAATATACAAATTACGCAACTACCAGCAGCTGGTGCAATCACAGGCACCGAGTCGGTGCCTATTGTTCAAAATGGTGTTACGGTTAAGACGACTACAGGCGCCATTGCTGCATCGCCAAGTCAACCGTATACTTATTTAACGGTCAATCAGACTCCACAACTAGCTAACAGTCGTGCGCTATCAGGCGGCACAGGCATAGGTTTAGTTGATGGCGGTGCTCAGTCAACGTTGCAAATAACATTAAATGGCGCGTCTGGCAGTTTAGAGTCTGCAGGCAACGGCATCATTGTTAAGACGGGCGGCTCCACTGTGGTGCCTAGAACATTGTCAACGACAGGAAACGGTATTACTGTTGCAGATGGTAATGGTGTTTCTGGGAATCCTACATTTTCGTTGACTGGCATTGCTGCGGCTATTGCAAACGCGTCAGGCACGGGCATGTTGGCAATTGTTGGTGGGACTACGATTGCAGGCCGTCAAATCACAGGTACTGCTAATCAGATTAGCGTTGTCAATGGTAATGGCGCAGGTGACCCTACATTAACTATTGCAGATAACGTAGTACTTCCGGGTACAGGCGCAATGACTGTAGTGTCAGGCACAACAGGTCAGCAACCCGTTGGCGCTGAAGGCCAGTTTAGATTCAACACAACTACTTCAACATTTGATGGTTTCTCTTCAGGCATATGGCGACAGTTCTCTCTTGCTGGTGGAGTGACATCGTTTAGTGGCGCGTCTACAGGGTTAACGCCTGCAGTTCCTACAAGTGGCGCAATTGTTCTAGGCGGTACGCTTAATGTTGTAAGTGGTGGTACAGGAACAGGTACTTTGACTGGCTATGTGTTTGGTAATGGCACAAGCGCTCTTACTGCAGTAGCTACTATCCCTAACGCGGGTTTAACAAACAGTTCAGTAACTTACAATGGCGTCACGGTTGCCCTTGGCGCTGCAGGTACTATTACAGCGGCATCACCAAATGCACTGACAATTAGCACAGGACTTACAGGTACTTCTTACAATGGTTCTGCTGCAGTAACAATTGCAATTGATTCAACAGTTGCAACGCTGACTGGAACGCAAACTCTTACAAATAAGACGATCAGCGGTGCAAGCAACACGCTGACTAACATTGCAAATGCGTCATTAACAAATAGCGCAGTCACAATCAACGGGTCGCCTGTAAGTTTAGGTGGGTCAATTACAGTTACTGCCACAGCCACAAATGCTTTGACCATTGGCACTGGACTTACTGGAACTTCCTACAACGGTTCTTCTGC